ACCTTTGTACAAAGATACAGAATTATAAACAAAGACTTTACTTTACAGGAAAGCGACTTTTTTAAAAGCTATGGGAGATTGGATGATGAATGCAGCAAGCAAAGTAACAGATTGGTTCGGAGCAGTAAAAATGTTCGTCTACGGTGTGTTTGTTTTCTTGGACATAAATGTAGATACAGTTAAGATACTAGGGGCATTAATGGCAATAGATACCATTTTTGGTATAATTAAAGCAATAAAGCTAAAACATAAACTTAGTTTTAAATTATTAATGTGGGGGTTGGTAACAAAAACATCGGTATTGATTATACCAATGGTGTTAGCCCTGACAGCAAAAGCATTGAGTTTTGACTTTACGTGGTTTGTAACAGCCATACTGAATATAGTTGTTGTGGCAGAGGCATTCTCTATAGTAAATAATATTATTAGTATTAAAGAAGGAAAAGAAACAGAAAACGAAGATATAATAACCAGATTGTTACATGCAGTAAGAAATGGACTGAGTACAATTATAGATAAACTTTTTAAAACAATTAACCCAGAAGATAAAGGAAATGATTAAATCAAACATCAGAATAGCTGAAAGTGCAGCCAGAACAGCTACGGAAACATTTACAGTTAATGATAATAACTTATCAAATGGTAAGTTTATTGTTAATATTACAGCAGGCGCAGGTGCAGCAACAGTTACAATAACAATAGATGGTTATGATGCAGCAAGTGGAAGTTGGTATAATATTCTAACGTCAGCAGCTTTAGCAGCAAACGCTCTTACTACATATACTGTTGGGGATTACACTCCTGTAGCAGCTAATGTCTCAGCAGCAGATTTCTTACCAGATACATTTAGAGTTGTAGCTACCAAGAATAACGGTACAGCAGTTACTTATTCAATAGGAGTGAACCTATCTGATTAGTGATTAAAAACGTAGTCCTCGACTTCGGACACGGTGGTATAGACGAGGATGGAAACTACACCACAGCACCTAAAAAGATGCACACCTATGACGATGGTACAGTCGCTCATGAGGGTGTGCTTAATCGTCAAATAGGGGAGCAAATATATAATTGCCTTAAAGAACATCCAAATCTTAATGTTGTCTTAACTGTCGGAGTAGATGAGTCTACAGACCTTTCATTGAAAAAAAGAGTTGAGATAGCCAACGAACTTGACCCAAAAAGTACTATCTTTGTATCTGTGCATTGTAACGCATCTCCATCTCATAACGCAGGTGGATTTGAGATATTTACGAGCGTAGGAGAAACAGAAAGTGATAAACTTGCAGGAGAAGTTAGAGCAATGGCTAGATTAGCTGTACACCGAGCAGGAATGCGAGATAGGGGTTTAAAAGAATCTAATTTCTTCGTACTACGTAATACAAATTGCACAGCAATATTGATTGAGTGTGGTTTTTTTGATTTCAAACCTGATTTCGTTAAACTTAAAGACCCTCGCTTTCAAGGAGACTTAGGTTCGATGATATATACTGGAATCATAAACTACATTAATGGCAAGAATTGAAACATACGCATTTGATAGCAACCTAAGTCTTGATGACTTTGTAATTGGTTCAGATGCAGATAACATAAACGTTACAAGGAACTACCCTTTAGGTAGTATTTTCTCTACATTCAAAACTGGACTTAACCTAGCATCTATAGAGTATACTTTCTCAGATGCTACAGACCCAGACTTAGATGAATTTGATGCAGGCTATTTTGTTACCAATGGTAATCAAACCGCAGCAACAGCCATTACTTCTATTACATTAAACAAATTCGATGGTAACGGTATTGATATTACATCTTTACTGGAAGTAATAGATGACCAACCAACTAGTTTTGTACTTAGAGTATTTAAAGCATCTGTCGTAGGACAGGTATTTTACTTTGCAATATCAAGTATTGTAGATAACCTAGATGACACATTCACAATAAACGTTACCAACTTTGTAGGGGGTAACTCTTTAATTGATGCCACTACATATAGTATGGTATTTGACCTTGCAGGTGTACCATCAATCTATACAGAGACAGACCCAGTATTCTTAGCATCGCCTGTAGGGGCTGTAACAGCACCAGACGTAACAAACTGGACAACAGCCTATGGATGGGGTGACCACTCTGTAGCAGGGTATCAAGCTGCGCTATCAGGTACTGGTATAGTTAAGTCTACTACAGGCACTATATCATATCTTACAGACAACTCAACTAACTGGAATACAGCGTTTGGGTGGGGAAACCATGCAAGTGCAGGGTATCTAACATCTTTTACAGAAAGCGACCCTGTATTCCTTGCATCAGATGCAGCAGCAGTTACTAGCGTATTAATTGGAACATGGAATTTAGCATATACATGGGGTAACCATGCTGTGGCAGGGTATCTGACCGCAGAGACAGACCCTGTATTTATTGCATCTGACGTATTTGGTGTTACTACAGCAGATATAAACTCATGGGATGCAGCTTATCAATGGGGTGACCATGATGGGTTATACCTACCTATAGGTGGTGGTACAATGACAGGTAATATCAACATGAATGGGTTTGAAATACAACAAGCGTCAAGAGTTGATATAAGGAATACCGTATACGCAGGTACTGATACAATGACTTTTGATTGGGATAGCATTAATGACTTCTCTCTTAGGTTATTTGGTGGACAGGGTATTACTTACTCAATTAGTGCAGATAAATGGTTTTACAAAGGTTCGGAGTTAATGAATCTAGGGAGTACTCAAACAGTATTAGGGGCTATAACCTTTAGCCTAGATGTTACTGTACCTGACGAAGTTTATGGAGTAGGTTGGAATGCATCCTTAGAAGTACCAACAAAGAATGCTTTATATGATAAGATAGAAACTATAGTACCCACCCTAGAGATGCTATCAACAGGTCTTAATTCTGGTGGAGTATTAAGTATTAATGTAGATACTACTAAGTTTGACATATCAGCAGGTACTGGTATAATTGTAGACCACAGTACATCACCTCCTACTACCACAAGTGTATCTTGGGGAGCATTTACAGCCCAAACAGTTACTAACCTAGCCACTCAATTTGCAACAGATATTGCTATCAATGCTGCAGGTGCTATAGTACAGCAGACTAGTTTTACAAACGAAGAATTAAGAAGTCTTATATTCTTAGGTGGATTAGACCATTCAAATAAAACAAATATTGGTGGTGCATTCTCTATTACAATACCAACTAAAGCTATTGGTTCTGGACTTAAAGAATTATCTAAGGCTATAGGTGACTTAAATATAAGTGGTAATATATATTCACCTAATGGAGTAAACCTAAACCTAAACAAAAGTGCAGGTAGTGTATTTTCTTATGGAAGAAACTTCACGACCAATGTTGATGCTCCTCATGTATTTGCCACAGCAATAGATACTGGTCTTACATTCAATTATGTTTATAATAATGGAAGCGGTATCGGTTCTTTTGATGCAGCAACCACAGTAATAAACCCAAATAGTTATGATGTTGGTACAGGTACACTAGCCTCTGTAACCGCAAATAGATATACAATACAGAGATTATTACTATTTGGAAACTCTAATAAGACTTTTGTACAGTATGGTACTGCCCAGTATGTAAGATTTGAGGATGCACTAGATGCTGTGCCTAGAGCGCAATTTGAAGCATTAGCAGGTATTAGAAGTGCTATAGTTAGGGGATATCTTGTAGTACAACAAGGAGAGACAGACTTAAATAATGCTACATTTCTATCAGCCAATAGATTTGGTTTAGTAGCACCATTAGCAGCAGGTGTTGCTCAAACATTCGATGCACTTACAGATACTAACTTTACGGCAGTTGCCAAAGGAGATGTTGCTGTGTTTGATGGTACTTCTTGGGTAGACCTTACCGTTGGTGCAAACGATACCGTACTCACAGCCGATAGCGCAACATCCACAGGAGTTAAGTGGGCAACCTCAATAGCAACCTTAGACGGTCTCACAGATACAACAATCACAGGTGCAGTTAAGGGAGACATATTAGTATACAATGGGTCTGCTTGGGTAGACCTTACAGTAGGAACAAACACTTATCTCCTTACAGCAAACTCTGTTACAGCAACAGGGCTTGAATGGACAGCCCCACCTACAAGCGCAGTATGGGGTTCAATTACAGGTACACTATCATCACAGACAGACCTACAGAGTGCATTAGATGCTAGACTGCAGCTATCTGAAGCTATAGGCATCACCACAGGCTCAACATCAGGTGACCTCAACAATAGCAGCACAGGTGTGTTCTATGCAACTAGTGGAACTCTAAACAGACCTATAGACGTAAACTCCCACATATTCTCTCAGGATTTAGGGAGTGGGTACAGTCAGCAGATAGGTGGCAGAAATCATAGGCTATTCTTTAGGCATGAAGAGGCAAGTGTCTGGGGTAGTTGGAACGAGTTCTATCACACTGGCAACCTTACACTTACTGACTATGTAGCTGTCACAGGAGATACTATGACAGGTGACCTTATCATTGATAATGGGGCTACTCAGGAGAATTTAATCGTTGAGCATGGTTTTGTATCTGCTAAAAATGATGGTAATACATGGAGAACCCTTTTAGGAAATTCCTCTAGTGCTAGAAATTATTTAGTAGGTGGTAGTAGTATAGATTCAGTCAATACATTAGATACATACCTTAGAATAAGGAGTATTGCAGATGGGGATTTAATTTTTCAAGAGAATAGCCTAGCACATAAGATATATCACGAGGGAAACCTTACACCTTCTGACTATGTTCTAAAGGCAGGAGATACAATGACTGGTGACCTTACTGTTAATGCTCGGTTAACTATTCCTAATGCAGCAGTCAATCAATGGGCTTTTATAGCAGATACAAATAATGTAAACTACTCAGGGCTATGGTTCACAACAGCAGGTGATGGTATGTTAATACTGAGAGACTCATTAGGTTCAAGTACTCAATTAACTTATGACGCTACAACTGCAGGGCTTAATATCACAGGTAATGTTAACTCAGATGGTAGCTACTATAAAGGAGACGATAAGAACATAATCCAGTTTAGTGATGCATGGCTAAGGATTAACCCTTCTAATGACTTTACAAATGGGATTTACTGTGGCTCTGGCATACTTAGGACAGATGGAGAATTTCAAGTAGGAGGTAGTGGTGCAAATTTCAAAGTCACAGCAAGTGGTGCAATGACTGTCTTAGGTACGTCAGTCTTAACAGGACTACTTACAGCCAATGCAGGAGTTGGAACAACATTTATAGGATTAGACAGAGGGTCAAGTGTATCAGATGCAACTACTGTCTTTTCTGGGGTATCTGCACCTGCAAACTCTATTGTAGTAGCCTCAAATACCACAGGCTCAACAGGCTATCCTTCTGCATTTGGTGGAGGAATGTATGTAAGGGGTGCAACTGAGACAAGAGACTTTGCATTTTGGAGAAACAACTCAGACAATAACTCTGGTCTTTATGCAGGTCATAAGAGTGGCACAACATGGGTCTGGAACAAACTATGGCATCAAGGAAATGATGGAATAGGCAGTGGTCTGGATGCAGACAAGATTCATAACTTTGGGCGTACCGCTTCAGGAGACAGGTGGGGAAATTTCGTAATAAATGAAACAAGTGGGGTTATAGAGATAGGTAGGTATATTGATTTCCATAATACAGATGGAGATACCTCAGACAATACAGGAAGATTAGATAACACAACTAATGGTATATTAAGATGGACATCAAGTAGTGCCACAGACATAATAGAGGTGTATAATTCCAGTACTGAATTTGCACAATTAGCAGCCAATGCCTCTGGTGGGTATTTAATTCTATCAGATGATGCCCTAACTAATACTATTATAAGGGGTTATGGAGACTCAGAATTTTATGGTGGTGGAGTATATACAAAGGGGTCACTTGGTGGCATAGGTACAGAGCATACAATAGGCTCATCCTTTCAATTATTCTCAGTAGGTGGTGGTAATTTACACTCAACAGGGTCTTCAGTTACAGGTACTATGAGGGTAAGGCTACCAACTGCAGCAAGGAGTACAAATGACATGGTGCAATTTAGTGTCATGATTAATGACTATGCAGGTGGAGATGGTGGTGGTGAAAGTGTATCTGTTGATATAATAGGCTATCCTCATGCATCTGGGTGGGCAAATACTAATGCTACAGTACACACAAGCAGGAATGACAGAGACTATAATGTGAGATTTGCTTCTGATGGCTCTTATCACTATGTAGAGATAGGCACAACTACTCAAAACTGGGCATATCCACAGGCTTATATTTACAATGTATTTGCAGGATATACAGCTAACATATCTAACTGGGAGCAAGGATGGAATGTTAGCGTCCAAGCATCATATACTGGCACACAAGACCATATCGTAACTGACAATTATCCAACAGCAGGGAGACTTTCAACCAGAGCAGGAGATTTATACTCTAATACCACCACCACATACTGGGATATGGACGCTGATAAAGATTTACTTATCAGGGATGTGACTACAACTAGGTTCACATTTGATGTATCTCTGGGTAGGTTAACTGCTACAGAGGATATGTACGCAGTGGATTTCAATCTGTCTTCAGATGAGAGACTGAAAAAGAACATTAAACCATTAGAGGACTATAAGGTAGTAACTAACTGGGTTGAGTACGACTGGATTAACAATGATAAGCATGATATAGGGGTAATAGCACAGGACTTAGAGAAGACAAACCCTGAGTTTGTTAAGACTGCTGAGGACGGATATAAGTCAGTTAACTATACCAAGCTATTAATAGCTAAGAACATACAGTTAGAGAATAAAGTTAAAGAACTTGAAGCTAGAATGGACAGATTAGAAACATTATTAACTATAGGATTAAATTAATATGCCAGTACCAGACACATTTACATTTAGCTTACAAGACGTAGTGACTGAGATAGGCTCAGGGAGTAGCTTAGTAAACTGCTTTGCTAATGCTAAGGTTACAGGGTTTGACCCTCTCTATGGCTCATCTACCTCAACTAAATTACAGGCATTTAGAAACTATGACCATAGTGTTGCAGTACCATTTGCACAGGAGTTAGGATTTAATGGCATTAGTTCTGTGAATGCGTGTGTAGCCACGCCTAGTACTTACTGGACAAATGAGGGTACTACATTTTTAGATAGTACTGATATATGGGATGATGAACTAGGTACTAGTCACGCAGATGCAGGATTTTATTCTAATGGTGCAAAATATAGAGAGTGGAATGGTGCTGCTTGGGTATCATCAGGATTATGTTAATAATAACTTAAAACTTTAAAATGGCAAGAATAGAAACATATAATTTTGACACAGCAGTATCAGTAAACGATTATGTAATCGGTACAGATGGTGACTCTCTGAATGCAACAAAGAACTATAAGGTTCTTACATTCTTAGATTATCTAGGTACTCAATATAATCTAAACTCAACAGACTTGTTATTTAATTACAATGATGTAGTAAGTACTGCTGTTGGGGATGGAGAGGTGTCTACCAACAATTACGCAGATGGCACTATACTTATGTCTGGCGTTACTAATATATATGTTTCTAAACTGACAGCTTTTGGACAACTTGTTGATGATATAATAAACACCATAGGCACAAACACCCTATCTATTATGTTTGCCGACATGGGTAATAGAAATAACTTAGGGTTATTTAATGTAGTAAGCACAGCAGACGTAGATGCAAATACTATTAATATTACTGTAACAGTCACAACCTCATCTGGTTCATTAACTGCAGGTAAAGTAATGGGGGTTCGTATTGTAGGTGAAGGTGGTGGAGGTGCTGTTGATTCTGTTTTTGGGAGAACTGGCGCAGTAACTGCCGAAGTTGGTGATTATAGTGCTTTCTATGGTCAATTAGGGGCAACAAATACTTGGACTGGTACAAACAACTTTGAAGGCTTTACAATATTTAAAAACATAGTTCAAATAAATCATCCATCAAATGATGATTTGAATATTATAAGTTTTCTACCAATAACAACAATGCCTACTGGTACTGATAGCGGTGGCGCAGCTACAGAACTTAAAGCAGGTACAGGTGGTGAATTAGTGTGGGAGAGTATAACAGGCAATGGAGCAACAATAATAGACCCTTCTAATTTAACAGTAGCTAGAACTTTTGCATTACCAGATAGCGATGGTACTATTGCATTAACATCTGATTTAGGAAATTATGTAGATAAGACATCAACTGAAACAGTGGGTGGTCTTAAATCATTTAGTTCTTCTATACATGCACAGGCAGGTAGAATTATATTTAATGATGATACAGCTACTATTGGATACGCATCAGGAGGCTCTATGGGGTATCTTGGACTTAGTCAATACTACTTTCATCAAGACCATGTAACTGTAGCACAAGCTGCAGGTATATTAGATTTTGATAGTCTTACAGTAGATAGAATATTTACATTTCCAGACACAGCTGGTACTGTAGCTTTAGAAGGAAGTTTTGTAGAGCTTACTGGTAATCAAAGTGTAGGAGGAGCCAAAACATTTACTTCTTCTTGTGTATTTGATGCTACTATAAGAATGCCTATTTCTACTAAAGCAGGGGGAGTTACAGGTGTAGGAGGTCTAGGATACATAGCAACTGACCAGTATATTTTTTATAAAGATGCTGAGGGCAGGGGAATGATATTTGATTTCAGTCTTGTTAGCTCAGGAGCTATTGATAGAACATATACTTTTCAAAATGCAAATGGTACTTTAGCATTTACTTCTGATATACCAACAATAAGTGATGTTGCCTATGATGCTACAACATGGAATGCTAACACAGATGGTGCTAGTAAGAACGCTATAAGGGATAAAATTGTAACAATAGAAGCATCAATAGGGGAGACCTTATCTGTAGCAACTGGTACTTTCACAGACCCTAGTTTTACAGGGGCAGACCCAGAAATAACTTTAGTAGCAGCACAAGGAGCAGGAAAAATAATACTGGTGAAAGAGTTTGTTGTTACTGCGTCAAACTATACTTGTACAACAGAACCCATTGATGTTTCATTTGAATATGGAGGCACTAATGGATTTAGAGGGATGACAGCACCACAAGCCACAAATGGGGATTGGATAGGAGCAGCATCTCTTGGTCTAAATGAGCCAGTATCTGTTGTAAACCAATCTGTCACAGTTAGATTATACAGAAACTTAGCTACATCAGAAACAACAACAGGGGATTGGGGAATACAAATAAGATACGAAGTAATAGATTTTCCTATAGCATAAGAACGTAGTTTGACATATTAAAATATTTATTGTATCTTTGTAATCAATTTAAACGTTTAATCTTAAATATAATTGTAAATGGAACATTTAGAAAGACTTTCAAAAGTAGTTCGTTACGCAGGTCTAAACCTGACACCTCAAATCTTAAGTGTATTACTGGACGAGAACGTCCGTAATTTGGTTGATAAATTGGATGCCTCTTTAAAGGCTAATCCTAATACCGACCTTGACACCGTTGATGCTATCATCAATGAGATTCAAGAAGCTGCTGTGAAGCAACAAGAGGCTGAGGCTAAGAAAGCTAAGACTAAGGAAGCAAGCGAAAAGAAGCCTACATTAGAAAAAGCATAGTGAAAAGGCTTGGAACATATGTAATAATTGCCCTCATTGCATTAGCTGTGGGGGCTATTGCTTCATCAAAACTGTTCAAGCCAGAACCAGAGATAGTTACAGTTACCAAAACTGATACTATTATAAACACACAAATTAAAGAATCTCCAATCAAGTTTGTGGATAGATGGCATAAGGCAGAGCCAATTATAATCAATGTACCAGATGGAACTACAATAGAACCTACAGACAGTATTTCTGTAGCAACTACAAAGTATGTAGGGAAAGAAGTATTGGATAATGGTACTATAGATTATGAAATCTACGCTGACAGCCTACGTGCTACTAAATTTACATTAACTACAAACGATACGGTAATCAATACCGTAACAACTATTACCAAAACACTTCCAAGCAAATCCCGACTGTTTATAACAGGTGGGGTAGAGGGCGCACTTTTTAACAAGGGATTGCCCCAAGCTGCATCACTAGGTCTTATGTATAACAGGAGACAGAAATGGGGAGTTGGTGTTGAGGTAAGACAAGACTTCACAGGGTTACTCCCACCAGAAAAAGCAACTACAGTAGGTGTGAGAGTGTACATCGGACTTTAAGAAATAAATAATCCTTATCTTTGCAATAGTATAAATAACTAAAATCTATTGTAATGATTAGAAAAATATCAATAGGCATTGATTATAAAGATGCAATGCACTATACAGTCGGTCAGAGTTTTGGAAACATGACTATTGACACAATACTTCAAGTAAATCCAAACTATTACGAAATCTGGGTAAAGAACAGCGATAATGAACTTTCCGTATGGAAAACAATCATTAATATGCCGTTGGTTATTGAGAACGACCAAAAAGCGTTTGGATAATGCAAGCACCGCAGAGTTTTATAGTAACTCCTAAGAATAAGCGGTACAAGTCAGGTAAGAAAATGGGAAATGTCAACTTTGAGACAGTTACTTCCATTGAGGATGCCAAAGACGTATCGAAGGAGGCTATAGTCGTAGCAGTACCCCTAAACTACACAGGGGAAATAGAGGTTGGTGATGAAGTCATAATACACCACAATATCTTTAGAATGTACTTTGACCAAAGAGGTAACATGAGATATTCTCGTGCTTATTTGTACGATGATAAATATCATGCTATCCCAGAAGAAGTATTTCTATACAAGAAGGGTGACGAGTGGAAAGCTAGTGACGATTCTTGCTTTATAGAGCCAGTTACCGAAGACAATATATCAATATTAGAAGGGCAACAGCTACCACACACAGGTATAGTATTTGCATCAAATGTACACCCAAAAGGAATGGAGATTGGTTTCACACCAGAATCTGAGTATGAAATATGGGTGGATGGTAAGATGTACTACCGCATGCGTAATGTGGATGTATGTGTATATGAAAGATTTGAAATGACAGGATAAATGATAGGATTAAGTGGTGACATAGAATTAGCTGTAAAGACCATTCTTGATGGACTTGAACTTGAAATCATAATCGATGATATCGAAGATGACAAGATAAAGAAAGTCATGGATTCAAAGGTGGATTCATTTAAGTACTCTAAAGAACTGCTTGACAAGTGGGTGAATAGCCCTAACGCTCCCTCTGACGATACTTTACGAGAATATATAGTAAGACTAGTTGAAGCAGGAGATAATTCGTTAGATACGCTTAGAAAGGCTCTAAGAAAGAAGATTGATTATGAAGAATTGGATTCATCCAAGTATGCAATGGCTATCGCTGCCAAATCAACAATTCTACAGTACATTAATTCTCTTGAAAGCAATCTTATGGAGTTGCGTGTCCAGATGGAGGCTGATAACTTCTCTCTGGCAGACAGGGAATTTAAGTTAGGCTTTCCAGAAAGATTCGCTAAAGGTGATTTTTATCCATTAAAAAAGTATCATATTCAATGGCATAATGAAGACAAGGATGCTGTCATGTTATGCCCTAAAGGAACTAAGGGTGAAATCGTAGAACTTGATGGTCTTAAAATACAATTACCAAAGAAACCAAAGAAATCAGAGATATTATTCTCAGACCTACCCAAAGCAGAACAATACTGGCGTAGGCAAGAAGAACCTGATGGATTAAACCCAGACAGCGAAGAAGCGTTCTCCGAGTATATTTACGAACAATATAGAATTAGACGTGAAGGTATATGGTTTATGAACAATGGAAAGGCTGTGTACCTTACAGGAGAAGCATGGTTTGCATTGCAGAACTGTAAGATGCGTGACGATGGGGGATATATGGATTTCAGATATGCACAGCTTAATATGTTCTATTTTGCTAAGGCTTGTCTGTTAGACCCTAGATGCTTAGGACAGTTGTTTATAAAGTCTAGGCGTACAGGGTTTACCTATATAATCCTTGCAATCATGTTGTATTACGCAACATCCACACAAAATGTTAACATTGGTCTAACATCCCAGAATGATGACGATGCTAAGAAAGCATTTATGAAGTTCTCGTATATGTTTAGAAACTTACCTTTCTACTTTAGACCAGTTGTTAGAGGTGCGCTCGATTCTGACAAGAAACTTGAATTTGCGCTCCCTTCTGATAAATCTAAGGCTAGTAAGCTAGCACGTAAGAACAAGGGTAAGGACTACCTTAATACTATTGTTGATTACCAAGCTACAAAGGATGGCTCTTATGATGGACAGAAGATGTTTATATACTTAGGTGACGAGGCATCAAAATGGAAGAAACCTGCTAACTACGAAAATCATTGGGGTCGTATCTCACCAACCTTCGATGAAGGTGGTGTTATTGTAGGTAAAGCCTTTATTGGTTCTACAGTAAACCCTATGAGACAAGGTGGTGAAGAATTTAAAGGTATTTATCACCAGTCTATTATAACTAAACGAGACCCTATTACAGAACGTACACCTTCTGGGCTGTATAGCTATTTCTTACCTGCACATAAGAACATGACCAAGTTTACTGATAAATATGGTGTATGTTGGGAAGAAAAACCAGAAAAGAAAACATTAAACATACATGGTAGGGAAATTAAAGGTGGTAGTATAGGATTCTTAGAAGCCAGACGTAAAGCTAAGAAGAAAGAGAGCGAGATATCTTATAATGAAGAACTACGTGCCTATCCAATGACTGTATTGGAAGCATTGCGTGATGAAGCTAAGAGTAATATATTTTCCATTGAAAAGCTGACAGAACAGATTCAATACAATGAAACCCAGATTATCCTTGACAGACATATTACAGTAGGTAACTTTATGTGGAAAGGTGGTAAGAAAGATTCAGAAGTTGTTTTTTATCCTACACCAAATGGTAGATTTAAGATATCATGGTTACCACCAGAGGAAATGAGGAACAAAAAGACTAAGAAGAACGGTATATGGCATCCAGTAAACGGACACATAGGTTGTTTCGGTGGTGATACATACGATATTTCTGGTACAGTATCTGGTAAAGGCTCTAAGGGTTCTCTACATGGTGTTACAGGATTTACTATGGAAAATGCACCAAGTAACACTTTTTTCTTAGAATATATAAACAGAACAGCTATTGCAGAAACTTTCTTTGAAGATGTTCTTATGGCTTGCGTATTCTACGGAATGCCAATACTTTGTGAAAATAACAAGCCTAGACTACTATATCACTTTAAACATAGGGGTTATAGAGGGTTCTCATTGAACAGACCAGATAAGCCTGCTAATAAATTATCAGTTACAGAACGTGAAATTGGTGGAATCCCCTCAGCATCAGCAGATGTGATAACTACCCATGCCTCCTTCATTGAAAATTTTATTGTTAACTTTGTAGGAGTTTATAATGAAGAAGATGAGAAGAAAAGAGTACGTGAATTTGGAGACATGGGAAATGTCTATTTCATGGAACTATTAAAGGATTGGCTCAGTTTCGACATAAAGAACAGAGAAAAACACGATGCAACTGTAAGTTCTGGTTATGCTTTAATGGGTCTTCATAGGGCAACATTAATGCCAGTACCAGAGATTAAGCCTATAAACATGGGCTTTAACACGTTTGACAATAAAGGGCATCATAGCACATTAAACTCAAAAGAATAATGATTCAAAGTAAAAGTAGACAAGAACTAGCCAAAGAAATATTTTCATCAAAAGGCTTTCCTGACCCACTTGATGTCAATAAAGGCAGTAAAGATTTTGGCTTACAGGTAGGTAAAGCTGTTGAAAATGAGTGGTTTAAAAAACACAAGAACAGTAATAGTCGCTATTACGATAACCAATATAAGTACCATAGGCTTAGATTATATGCTCGTGGTGAACAACCGATAGCCAAATACAAGAATGAAATGGCTGTGGATGGTGACCTATCTTACTTAAACCTTGACTGGACACCAATTCCAATTCTACCTAAGTTTGTTGATATCGTAGTTAACGGTATATCTAACAGACTGTTTGCTGTTAAGGCAGATGCTATTGATAAAGTAGCTACAGATAAAAAGAGTCAATTCATCGTTGAGATGGAAAAAGACATGATAGCTAAGGAGATGCTTATGCAAGCACAACAAGAACTTGGAGTTGATGCATTCGCTAATGACCCTGCTAACTTACCAGAAACATCAGAGGAACTACAAATACACATGCAGCTTAACTACAAACAATCTATTGAGATTGCAGAGGAAGAAGCTATTAACTATGTATTTGCTAAAAATGATTACTTAGAGGTTAAGAAAAGATTTGATTACGATGTAACCGTACTTGGTGTAGGTGCAATGAAGCACAGCTATAACTCATCAGACGGTGTTAAAGTAGAATATGTAGACCCTTCTAACTTAGTTCATTCTTATTCGGAAGACCCATACAGACAGGATTGCTACTATTTCGGTGAAGTTAAGAAAGTAGCTGTATCACAGTTGCGTAAAATCAATCCAGACCTTACAGACGAGGATTTAGCTAAAGCAGCAGCAGCCACATCAGACTGGGATTTATATCACAGGATTTCTAATGAAATTAGAAGCGAGTTTGATGGACACATTGCTAATATACTGTATTTCAACTATAAAGCTACTCGTGAGAAAGTATATAAAAAGAAAACAACAGCAGGTGGTAAAGTAAGACTTATTCGTAAAGAAGAAGGTTGGAATCCATCTGATGAAGATATGGCAGAAAGAGGCTACGAGAAGATTTCTAAGTTTGAAGAAGTTTGGTATCGTGGTATAATGATACTTGGTACTAACATATTACTTAAGTGGGAACTTGAAGAAAATATGATTAGAGAGGCATCAAGTAACTATGCACTACCTAATTATGTAGTAGTAGCACCGAGAGTATATGACGAGCGCACAGAATCGCTGTTGTCTCGTATGATACCTTTTGCCGACCAAATTCAGATTACTTCATTGAAACTACAACAGGTAGCAGCTAGAGTTGTACCAGATGGTGTATATATCGATGCAGATGGTCTAAACGAAATTGATTTAGGTGATGGACAAAAGTACGACCCAAAGCGAGCCTTGCAGTTATTCTTTCAAACTGGTTCTGTTATTGGACGTTCACAGACTGGGCTAGGTGAGTTCAATCATGGTAAGATTCCAATACAAGAAATACAACACAGCTCTGGTCGTTCTAAGATACAAGCACTTATAGAATTATACAACTATTACTTACAAATGATTAGAGACGTATCAGGTCTAAACGAGGCTAGAGATGCGTCAACACCTGATTCTCAGACACTTGTGGGTGTACAGAAACTAGCAGCACTTAATTCTAACACCGCTACTAAGCATATCTTAGAGGCAGGTGTATGGGCTACTGGTAAAATGGCAGAGTGTGTATCATATAGAATAGCAGACATTCTTAAGTATTCGGATAGTGCAGATGAATTGATAGAAGCTATCGGTTCAGCTAACGTAGCTATCTTGGACGAAATATCTAACTTACCATCACATAAGTTCGGTATCTTTATTCAAGTTGCACCAGATGCACAACAAAAAGAATACTTAGAAGCTAATATACAACAAGCACTTGCACAAGGTCTTATCTACTTAGATGATGCTGCGGAGATTAGAGAGATTAACAATGTTAAGCTAGCCAATCAAGTAATGAAGATTCGTAGAGAAGCTAAGGTTAAGTCAGAGCAAGAAGGTAAACAACAGCTACTTAAAACGCAATCAGAAGAACAATCTAAGACTGTTCAAGTAGAAGCAGAAGCTAAAGCAAAACTTGAAGAAGCTAAGGCTATGGCTAAGATTAAAGTTGATACTAACATGATGGATTTAGTAGATAGAAACGAAGAACGTTCTATTGAAAGGAAAGAATACCTTATGGGTCTTGAATTTGACTTTAAGGCTGAACTTGAAGGTCTGTTAGTTAATGCTAAGGATGTATTAGCAGAGCGTGAAGGTAAGCGTAAAACAGAAGCTGCATTGGCACAACAAGCAGCAAATGCAACACAACAATCGGCTATAGAAGCCCAGAAAGCAGAGACTGGAAGCAATGCCCCAGTAGAATTTGAAAGTCAAAACGACAATCTAAACCCAACAGACTTAGGACAATTTGAACCTAAGTAAAAGGGGGGGGTGATATTAAATATATATAATTCTTATCTTTGCAGTACTAATTATAATTAAAATCTATTAAAATGGCAGAAGAAGAAAAAATGACATTTACTTTTCTTGATGACGATGGTAATCCTATCGTAGATGAAAGTAAAGAAGAAGGTCAAGAAGAAGGTCAAGACGATGAGAGTCAGGAAAATACAACATCTAATGAAGACGAAGGTCAAGAATCAGAAGATGAGAGTGAAGAATCAAGTGAGGATGCCGAAGGAGAAGCCGAATCAGGAAGTGAAGACGAAGGAGACAGCCAAGACGATGGTGTAGACGAGGAAGAAGACGAGGAAGAAGACGAGGAAGAAGCACATGATGAAGCACAAGATGCAGCACATGATGAAGCACAAGATGTAATTGATTACGATGAACTTCCAGATGCAATACAAAAGGCTCTGGATTTCATGGAAGATACAGGTGGTAGCTTGGAAGACTTTTTTAGAGTTAACCAAGATTTTAATAAACTATCACAGGATGAAGTCATAAGGCAACATTTATCAAAACTATATCCTTCGTTGGATGGTGAAGATATAGATTACGAAATGACTAGGCTGTTTGGAATCAACGAAGACGAAGATTCAGAAGCAGACATCCGTAGAAAAACAGTTGAGAAGAAGAAGTTTTACGGTACAGCCCTAAAAGAACTTCAAAGTGGAAGCGAGAAATACAAAGCAGACCTTGTGTCAGGGTCAGTTTTACCTGCAGAAGCTAAGGAGGCATTAGAGTTTAAGAAAAACTACGAGACTCAACAAGGTGCAAGTTCTAAACAATTAGAGCAAGCACGTAGTTCTTTTGTAAAAGAGACAAATAAAGTGTTTAATAAGAACTTCAAAGGTTTTGAGGTTAAAGTTGGTGATGAAACCATCCTTTATAAGCCAGAAAATGTCAACAAGTTAAAAGAGCAGAATTTAGACGTGAACAACCTGTTAGGGAAATTCCTTAACAAAGATGGGAGCGTTAGTGATGTCTCAGGATATCACAGAGCATTAGCTGTAGCATCTGACCCAGAGGGGTATGCGCAACACTTTTTCGAGTTAGGTAAAGCAGCATTAGCAGAGGAAGAAGCAGCAGATTCGAGGAATACGAATGTAGGTAAGAATACAAGAGGGGTACAACCTAAGAGGAAAGACCCTAAAGCACCGAAGTTTAGATTCTTAGATGAAGAAGCACCTCAGCAAACAGGAAAAATAAAACTTAGACATTATTAACAAGAGTTAAAAATAATATACTCTTTAAAACTTTTAAATTATGGCATTAGCAGCAAGCCCAACATTTGCCTTGACCCCAACACCGTCAAAGCAACCAACAGCAGCTAGTTATATTACAAGTTTCGATTTCTCTGACCAGTATCTTCCAGATACTTACAACGAGAACTTTGAAATATATGGTAATAGAACTATCGCTAGCTTTTTAAGGGCATCAAGTGCAGAATTACCTTGTAGTTCTGACCTTATCAAGTGGACAGAAGAAGGTAGACTTCATACTGTTTACACAACAGCAACAAACGACCAGACTAATACTATTACAGTATCAGGTGGTCATAACTTTAGAGAAAACCAAACAGTAGTTCTTTCTGATGGTACGCAAGTAATTAAAGGTATCATCATTGGTACACCTGCAGCGACTACATTCTTTGTAGAGCCTTACGGTTCAGCAGACCTTAGTGGTTTAGCAACAACAGGAATTACATGTTACGTATACGGTTCTGAATTTAAAAAAGGAACTAACGGAATGGTTGGTGCTTTAGAAGCAGAAGCTACATTCAGAGAAACTTCTCCTATCATCATAAAAGACAAGTATTTAGTTACTGGTTCTGATATGACTCAAATTGGATGGGTTGAAGTATCTACCGAAGGTGGTGGAACAGGGTACTTATGGTACTTAAAGTCTCAACACGAAACTCGTTTGAGATATGACGATTACTTAGAAATGAGTATGGTTGAAGGTGAAGCAGCAGCAGGTTCTTCTGGTGCAGATGTTTTAGGATATAAAGGTACAGAGGGTCTTTTCTCTGCTGTAGAATCAAGAGGTAACGTCTTTAACGGTGTTATGTCAGCTAAGGCTGATTTCGATTCTGTATTGAAAAGATTAGATAAGCAAGGTTCAATCTTGGAGAACATGTTCTTCGCTGATAGAGACCAAAACTTAGCTATCGATGACTTTCTTGCTACTCAAAATTCAATGGGTGCAGGTGGAACATCTTACGGAGCGTTTAACAACTCTGAGAAAATGGCGTTGAACTTAGGATTCTATGGTTTCCATAGAGGTTCTTACGAGTTCTACAAAACTGACTGGAAATACCTTAACGATGCTACCACTCGTGGTGCTATCGAAGGAACTGGTAAAGTACGTGCGGTAATCGTTCCTTCTGGAACTAAGACTGTTTACGACCAAGTTCTTGGTAAGAAAATCCGTCAGCCTTTCCTTCACGTTAAATACAGAAAGTCAGCTACAGAGGACAGAAAGTATAAGACTTGGATTACAGGTTCAGCAGGTGGAGCAAACACAAGCGACCTTGATGCTATGGAAGTACACTTCCTATCTGAAAGAGCGTTAGTTTGTATCGGAGCGAATAACTTCGTATTAGTACAAGACTAATAAAAGATTGCATATAGGGAGGTTTAACCGCCTCCCTTATTTTTACTAATTTAATTTAACATATAATAAAATGGCAACTACAAAGAAAGCACCTATTGGTGCAGCAACACTAAAAAAGATTTTCCCAGACTGGGAAGTGAAAGATAGAACTTACGTCTTATCACGAAACACAACCCCAATATCTTTTCAACTTAGGTCAAGACATACAGACTACAGAGGTCTACAATGGTTTGATGCTGATTATGGTTATTCTAGGGCGTTACGTTATGTAACAAATCAATCAGCAATCTTCACAGACGAGCAGAATGAAGATAACCTTAAATTAGGTTCTATTGTGTTTATTGATGGTATATTAACAGTACCTGCAACAAACACTACACTACAGCAGTTTTTAGCACTACACCCAGATAATAAGGGTAATAAAGGTAATGTATTTCACGAACATGATAAAGACAAAGTAGCTAGAGAGGAACTAGATAAAGAGATGGCAGGTTTTGAAGCTGTGGCACAAGCCCTTGAAATGGGTATTGAAGACCTAGAGGCAGTAGCTAGAGTATTGTTCCCTGCACAAGTAGATTCAATGTCTTCTGGCGAAATCAAGCGAGATGTAATATTCTTCGCTAAGAAGAAGCCTAAAGAGTTTCAAAAGGTAGCAAACAACAGCAATATCCAAATGATGAACTTAGCAAGTAAAGCTATTAGCTTAGGCTTGATTAAGATTGCAGATGATGGAGTTACTGTTAAATGGAAAGTAAACGGTAAAGAAATTGTTAAACTTCCATTCTCATCAGAACCCAAAGAAACATTAGCTGTTTGGATGAAAACAGATGAAGGTCTACAACTAGTAGAAGCACTAGCAGCTAAAATGGGATAATAGTAAAAGTCAATAACATGACTAATGGAGAGCAATCAGCAACGGTTGCTCTTTTTTTGTTATCTTTGTATGGTAATAAACGATAACTATGATTAACGCAGTAAGAGAGACCGTACATGACTTCCTAGAGAAAAACAATCGTGGGTGGCTCAAACCAGAAAGGTTTAACAATTATGCCTATCTAGCACAACTGGAAATATTTGAATCATATTTCTATGATTATGCCAGATGGATATCGCTACAGACTAAACGCCAGTCAGGGAGCGAATACGCCAATATACCTAGAAACATTAGGGAGAAATTAGATATTTTCCAAAAGAACGGAACAATGACCTATTCTACTGATAGGTTCACAGTACCTGCCGACAATTATAGAATATTGGATTTATTCTATGCAGGGGAATTTATAGACGAAGTAAGTCAAAGGAGATTGGCTTTACTCACTAAGTCAAACTCAACAGCACCTAGTACAGACTATCCAGTATATATAAGACTAGAAGATGACTATCTTGTTTACCCTGCAACAATTATCACAGGTGTAACTTGTAGCTATATAAGAACACCAGAAACTCCAAAATGGACTTACAATACTGTGGCAAGTAATCCAGTATTCAATGCCTCCGCAGTAGACTATCAGGATTTTGAGATACACCCTTCTGATGAACACAGGTTAGTAGTAAAGATATTAGGATATGCAGGTGTAAGCATACGAGAGCAAGATGTGGTTCAATACGCAGAGGCTAAACAAATACAAAAGAAGCAAACAGAAACTAGAGCATAATGCCTAACAAGAAAAGACGAATAAGGAGAATGAGGAAGGAGGGGCAGCATAGACAAAACCCAGACGGAACAGTATCTACTCACAAGATGGCGTGGGCAGGTGACCCTAGTAAGAAAAGAGGTAGATTTGCAGTATTTCCTACTATATCACCTAAAAAGGGTAAAGAAACTTCTCATAAATCAGAAGATTGGGAAGAACAGGATTACGACAAGGCTAAAGCAAAAGGAGAGACTGTTGAGGTTAAGAGTAGAAGAAAGGCTAAAAAACTGGCAGCAGGGTCTTGGAAGAAAGGTAAAGACAAGACAGAGGCAATGAGAAAATATAGAAGAAACAAAACTAGAGCATAATGGGAGCATTAGGAACAGGAGTAACACAAGAGGATTTTTATGGTGACAGTTCGTTATGGGGAGGGTATCAATTCACATCATTGGCAGACATTATAACTAATTTCCAACTTATGTTTATGGGGGATAACATGCAAATCCCTACTACAATGAATCGTGATATAATTATATTTCACGCTAAGAGAGGGTTGCAAGAATTAAACTACGATGCCTTAAAACAAATTAAAGCTATTGAGATTGACCTTAACCCAGACACATTACAAATTACTCTACCAGAGGACTTTATCAATTATGTAAGGGTATCATGGGTGGATTCAGCAGGGTTTTTTCACCCTATGATTACAAACGATGACACCAAGATAGCAGAGGCTTATCTACAAGATAACGATTATGCTATTCTATTCGATGTCTCTGGTAACGTACTTAAAGCTAGCCAGAACAGCTATGACCAAACCCTTATAGATGACAGCTACAGCTCGTATCTTTTCTTTCAATCAGATACTGCAGGGAATCCTCATGAAGTAGACATCAACTTAGGTAATTCTAGGTTTGGTTTAGAGACTAGTAAAGCTAACTTTAACGGTTGGTTTACTATGGATAAAGATACAGGTGTTATGAAGTTTTCCTCTAACATTGGGTCTAAGACAATAGTACTCGAATATATATCTGATGGTTTAGAAAGTTCTACACTTGCAGATATCAGAGTACATAAATTTGCTGAGGAAGCACTTTACGCTCACATGGAATATGCAATCGTTTCTAGGCTTTCAGACATACAAGAGTATGTTGTAAACAGGAAAGCTAAGAAAGCACACATCGAGAAGATGAAAGCTAAGACTAGATTAAACGGTCTTACTTATGATGATTTATTCCAAGTACTAAGAGGTAGAGATAAAAGGATAAAGTAGAATGAAGCTATACAATACATTTACTGCAGGGGCAATGGACAAAGATACAGAAGTTCGCCTACTGCAAAAAGGGTTCTATCTTGATGCTAAGAACATTAGGATAATATCTCCTGACGGACAGAACTCACGCTCTGTTAAATTCGCATTGGGTAATACAGCAATGGCTTCCGTTACCTATGAAGGTACTGGGGCAACTTGTATCGGTAGCTGTGTAGATACTTTTAGAAATCTTATTTACTTTGCTGTTGCTACTAGTACACACTCTTATATAATGGAATATAATGTAGGAGCAAACACCATAAGAACTATTGTTGATGATATTAACTCTGGTGGTGTATTCTTATTTACTACAGACATGTATGTAGAGATGAGAGTGATAAACGATAACGACAATGGACAGAACTACCTTGTCCTTACAGACAATACAAACGAACCTAAGTTCTTTGAGATTGATACTGTCCAAGCTATAACGGTAGATGCTTATATATTAGAAGATGTTTCCCTCATTAAAACAGCACCTCTTGTAGCACCAGTACTAACACTAGGGGTTACTGCAACAGGATTAGAAAACAATATCGAAAGTAAATTCTTGTCATTTGCTTATAGATATAAATACCAAAATGGTGAATGGAGTGCATTATCTCCTTTCTCTGAGTTTGCATTTATGCCAGATGCCTTTGAATATAATTATAAAGAAGGTACAAATGATGCGATGTTTAATGATTTCTCTAAGGTTGATATTGCTTTAAATGTAGGCACAGCTAACGTTACAGATGTACAACTCATTTTAAAAGAGTCAGGTAGCAACACAGCTTTTATTGTAGATACTTATAACAAAGCTAAAGAAGTATGGACTACTCCTAGTGCATCAGAGACTGTTACATTTGATAACTCTCGTATCTATAAAGCATTGGATGCCAATCAGTTAAGTCGTGTTTACGATAACGTTCCAACATCAGCAGGTACTCTTGAAGTAATTGGGAATAGACTTGTATTCGGGAATTATACAGATGGTTATGACCTTACATATTCTGGTACTGATATTAATGTAGACTTTACAACAAGTTATACAAGCGCAGCAGGAACTGCAGGCGTTGCACACACACAAGTTAAAACAAATCGTGATTACGAATTAGCAATAGCATATACAGATGGGAAAGGTCGTATGACTACACCATTAGTAGCACCAAACAACACAACATTTGTTCCCTTCTCTGTAGCTAATCAAAAAGTACAGCTAGTAGCTACTATAGATAAATCACAACGTCCACCAGACTGGGCAACACAATATAGATTCTTTGTTAAGCAATCTAAAAACAATTACGATGTTATTGCACCAATTACTTTTTATCGTGACGGTGTATATGCGTGGGTTAAATTAGAGGGTAACGATGTGTTAAAAGTAAATGAAGGAGATTTCCTTTATGTTAAATCTGACACCTCTGGATTAAAAGCAACTAGTATTAGGACTAAGGTTCTTGAAATAACTACACAGGATGAAAACTTCCTTGAAACCACCGTACCAGACCCTTACGAGCAGCTACAACAAGCAGGTACTTATATGCGTCTGCAAGTACAGGATTACGCTTTATCTGCAGCAGCAGTTACAACGTATGAATGGATAGGTTATTCGTTTCGTTCAGATGGAACAGCAAACAATATAGATGGTGCTGTTACTTATGTAGAAGACCCTTACTATACTGGTTCAGACCTTAACGACCTTACACAAGGAGGTACTCTTACAGGTAATTCTGATATTAGATTTGAGATAGAAATTGATGGTACAGGCGCACCAAACACATTCAAATGGAGGTCTTGGGATGTAACCCTTGATGATGCTGCAGGGGCGTACACCTCCCTTGTTTCTATTACAGGTGCTGCTCAAACGTTATCTAACGGTATTACTATTACATTTGGTTCAACTACAGGGCATACAATAGGTGACAAATGGTTTATTTCTTGTAAATCAGCAGGTCGTGAAGATGATTGGGATAAAGGCGGTACAGTTTCATCTGCAGGTAGACATGCTATTGTATTATTACAAGGAAAAACTGCACTTCTTAATGACGAAGGAATAAAAGCAGGAGCAAATATTACTATAACTTATGATGACTCAGGCTCTGATACAGGTAATGTTGATGGTGCTATAGGATTTGTAAGCTACAGTCTTACCTCCTCTAAGGATTATCCTAACCTAGAAGAATGGTTCTATGGGGATAATATTATGTCAAGTATAACAGGCTTGGTGTGGAATGATGATATTAATAATGTCCTGTTTAGACGTGGTAGTTTAGATAAGACCAATGGTGAAGAAATGACTGTTAGTCAATACTTTCTTGACCCTATTCGTCATAGGGTTTATATGGCATTCTTGTCTGTTCCTAACTATACTGGTTCTAGTTCTGATAATATCAGGATTGATAATTCATTGATAATCACAGAATTTGATAACAGTATTATATTTGAAACTGTTCCAGTTGATACAACGTCAGACATATTCTACGAACTACCTTATACATACGATATTACTTCTGGTAATCATCAAGGAGATACTAATCAAGTATTCGGGGTAACCGATGCTGTGGTTACATTAGATTACTTTAACTCATTTGGATGGTATAATGGATTTGAATCTATTAAGATTGGTGATACTTTTAACGAAAAGGTAATGCTCCTTGATACTAAACCATTAATACCAATCGAGAACTATCAATCAATTAGACGTATATCATCCTTAACATATAGCGATACATACGAGGCAACAACACAATTTAACGCACTTAATGAGTTTAATCTAGCAGAGATTAACTACAAGGACATGGATATTAAATATGGTGCTATTGCGAAACTACACAGTCGTGATACCGACCTATTTGTGTTTCAACACGATAAAACACATCGTGTACTGTTCTCTAAGAGCGTTTTATTTAATTCTGATGGTACAGGCAACCTAACACAGAGTTCTAACGTCTTAGGACAGGAGGTGGCTTTTACAGGCGAATATGGTATCTGTAACAACCCCGAATCGTTTGGAACTTTCGGAAATCGCATATATCACCTTGATAAAGACAGGGGTGCGCTCATGAGACTGTCTGCTGATGGATATACAGAGGTATCACAAAACGGTATGAGAGATTACTTCCGCACCTTAACATCGCAAACAACTTACGTTGGTGGATATGACCCATACAATGATGAATATTTAATTAACGTAGTACCAGATGCAAGTCCTTTAACCCTAGCTTTCCAAGAGCAGGTAGGTTTTACATCTTTCTATGAGTTTGAACCAGAAAGACTTATAGGTATAAACAACAGATTATATTCTATTAAAGATGGTGATATCTGGTTACATGATGACAATGCAACACGTAAGAACTTTTATGGTGTACAACGTGATGCAAGTATTAATACTGTCTTTAACGACCAACCACAAGACGTTAAACACTTTAGGTCTGTTAACACCGAGAGCAGTAATGCATGGGATATACCATTTATGCAGACTAACTTCGGCTTTACTAGCCTTACAGCAGAGGAGTTTTCAGAGGAAGAAGAAGAATACTACGCTTATGTTCGCCAGAACGAGCAAAGCGGTATCGATGCACAGGGCTTTGGTGGTTCTATTGGAGGTATAGGTGAGGTTTCAGTTATAGCGTCATTGGTGGTTACATTAGATGTAACAGAACTTCCTCGTGCTTTAGCCATTGGTGACAGTATTTGGAAAGACGATGGTGACGATACTATTACAATTATAGGTACAGTAACAGCAGTTAATAGAACAGCTAAGACAATAACACTAGATAGCGTTGCAGGATTATCTGTAAGTAACTTTATAATGTTTGAAAAAGTTGAAAGAATAGAGGGTGGGGCAATGAAAGGTTACTACTTACAGCTTAATATGACCAACGATTCAACAACAGACCAAGAACTCTTTGCTGTAAAGGTAGAGGCTTCAAGAAGTTCTGATTAAATTTTGTATCTTTGTTACAAATATAATATAATGAAAATCATTGAGTTTGGGGCTAGGCAACTAGAACCACAGGATTACGACAAGTTAGTGAAGTGGTGGAAATATTACGGTTTTCCCCCTCCTCCTAAAAATATGTTACCAGACGAAGGTACATGCGGTATGATGCTGTATGACACCGAAGGTAACGAATATTGTGCAGGTTTTTTGTATGAGACTAATAGCCAACTGTGTTGGATAGAATATATAGTAGCTAACCCTGACATCAAAGATAAAGAAGAACGCAAGGAAGCGTTAAAATTACTAATAACCTACTTAACTGATTTAGCCGATGACTGGGGAAATAAATACATCTTTGCATCTATCAAGCATCCTAGTCTTAAGGAAAGGTATTTGGAATGCGGTTTCCTCTTGGGAACTGATAACACAACTGAACTTATAAAAGTATTATAGAGATATGGGATTAATGACAGGATTAGCAATAGGTAGTGCAGCAATAGGCGCAGCAGGCGGTATCTCCAAAATGATTGGTGGGGGTAAACAAAAGCGAGCAGCCAAGCGTGCAATAAGGCAATTCAAAAGACAAGAACTTAAAAATATAAACGAAGGTAGAGGAATCGCTACAAGAGGGGCAGAAGCTGCATTGGAAGCAAATGCAAGACAAGCTGCAACAGCTATGGAAACGCTAGCCTCTGGTGGTATTCGTGGTGTAGTTGGCGGTGTGGGTGCTGTTCAAGAACAAAGTAATAAAGTGGCTCAACAAGTTGGAGCAGGTATAGAGCAACAAGAAGTAGCACTAGATAGAGATTTTGCAGCAGATAAAGGCAGAATTAGGCAAATGACAGAGCAAAGACAAAATCAAGAACTTAACCAAATGTATGCTCAACTTAATGCAGGTCAACAAAATCAAGCAAGTGGGCTAGGAGATATAGCGCAAGCAGGTTTTGGAGCAGCGAGTATGGTAGCAGGTGCAGGCGCAGGTAAAGCTGCAGGCGGTGTAGGACAAGTAGCCAAGCAAACAGTAGGACAGCCAAACGCATTTGACGTAGCTTTTCAAGCAGGTCGAATAGGACAGGATTATACTAAAGCAATCCCTGCTTTCGGACAACCTGCAGGTTCTTTCTCAGGACAGTACGTGAATAACCCTTCAACATATGGGGCAATAGACCCTTTAACAGGACAACCTTATTAATATATAATGGCAATATTAGCGCAAGCAACACAACCGATACAAGAAGATTTTGGTGGCATAGTTCAGCAAGGTATTGGTATGGTACAACAGGCTCAGGAGAACGCAAGGCTTAAAGAAGAAGCTAGGCAAAAGAAACTCCTAGAGTTTGAAGATAGATATGGTATACCAGAAGAAAAGTTTCAACTGGCTGATACTGAGTTCCGTACAGTTAACGATGTTACTACGGAGGCTTTGTCACAGGCTAGAGATAGATATTATGACGTATACAAGGCGTTGCAACAAGACCCAACTAACATTGACCTTAAAAAAAGACTGGGGAAAATAAAAAACACAGTTACACAACTTGGTTCAACACATCAGAAATTCATGGCTCTTGGTGAAGACTATCTTGCAAAGATTGAGAATGATGAAATTAGCGGAGTAGATGAAGAAGATTGGAGAGAGAAGCTAGAGGCAGCAGATGAGGGAAGACTAGCTGTTACCTATGACGAGAACGATAATATGCAAATATTATTCTATGATAAAGAAGGTGCTATAGGGGATGTTATGCCTTACAAGAGTTTATTAGGTTCAAGCCTTACTAAAAGAGTAGATGTAGATGACCAAGTTGATGCTGTCGTTAAAACACTAGGGCAAGATATAGAAACCAAATCAGAGGGGGGTTATCTTGTTAAGAGAAATATATTTGGAGACAGACAAAAAAATACAGTAAGTGACTGGATAGATGGGCAATTAGGAACTGACGAAGCATCTTTACAAACAAATGATGTAATGGCAGACCTTCTTTACCAAGCATCCAACGGTACAATTAAGAAGAAAGAGAACTTTACAGAAGAAGAAAGACAAAACGTTAAGCAATGGCTTATTAATAAAGTCGAAGGTAAAGTAACTCAAAGTGTTGAAAGACAGGCAGACCCACTTGCTCTTGCGAGAGAAAGGGCTGCAACAACACCTACTAAAGATGCCAGACGTGGTGCTGACTTAATACAAGTTGCTACATCAGGTAACGCTCCAATCGTGGATTCTGATGGTGGTCTGACTTTTACACTAGGTAAACCATCGGCAATCGATGCAACCAAATCAGATAGGGCTGTAAATAGAATCAGGTATAATCCAGATAACGATTCTATTGTTCTTGAAGCACAGAATAGAATAAAGCTGAAAGGTGTACAGGAAATGGAAGATATCAAAAAGAAAAAACCAAAGACGTTATTTGAAGAAATAATGGGAGAAGACGGTAAGGTTCAATACTATATGATAGAAAACGTTGAAATATCATCCTCTACCGCAACAGGTATGAAGGAGATTAACACTTTTGCAAATTATAATGAAATGGGCAATGCTGCCAATTTAAAACAAATCCTTATCAATAAGTTCAACTCAGGGTTTGACAACCCAGAAGATGCTGCTCAATTTAGAAAGCAGAGACAGGATTCAACCGCAGCAGGTGCTAAGAAAGATAAACCCTTTGGATAATGAACGAAGAATTATTACAAAATATACATAATCACTTAACTTCCAACCAGTTAACTGACAGCGATTACGAGACTTGGAAAAACAATTTCTCTAACGATACTGCTGTTAGGGATAACGTACACTCCTATTTAATGGAGAATCAGCTTACAGACACCGACAGAGATGCTTGGGAAGTGAACATGATGGGTGAAAAAAAAAACCAAGTCGAGACCGATACGGATTCAGAATTGGAAGATGGCACTTCGGATTCACCCGATATTAGAACCTTTGATGAAGAAGGTAATAGACTTTATGACTTTGCAGGGAAGAAAGTTACAGCCGAGTACTTAGAAGGTTTTGGTATTCCAGTACCTCAAACAGAGGAAGAAGAAACAGGACAGGATAAACAATACGAAGAAGGAGGGGAGTTCGCTAAGGCTCTTGGTTCTGGTATTTCATTATTAGCAGGTCAGGTTGCAGGTCTTCCAGAAAACTTTGCTAAGATGGACTTCGCTGTTAAGAACGCAGCCATGCGCTTATTACTACGTGGCGAAGACAAAGAGAAGTTTGAAGAATTTGATGCCAAACTACAAGCACTTCCAGAGGAAGAAAGAACAGCACTTATCTTAAAGTTACAATCAGAGACATCACCTGCTAAGATGATGTTTGGAATTGATATGACTCCATTTAATGAAGCATCTGCAAAAGCACAGCGTGTTATCATGGATGACAAAGAAAAGATGGACGAGGCTCGTGTCAAGTACGAAGGTAACATTGTAGAGGATATAGGTAGGGGAGATTTAGGTCTTGCATCTAAGAGAATAGCACTAGGTGTCACAGAATCACTTCCCATCATGTTACTTACTATATTTGGTGGTGGTGCAGGTCTTGGGTTAATGGGAGCAGCCACAGCATCTGGTAAGATGGATGAGATAGAGCGTAAAGGCGGTAACGTTGATATGACACAAGTAGGTGTAGGTCTTGCTCGTGGAACAGCAGAAGCTGTTGGTGGTAAGATTATGCAAGGCATGTTTGCCCCTGTAGTGGGTAAACTAGCACCAGAAGCAGCAGCCAAAATATCAAAAAACATAGTAGAAAGAATAGCTAAGAATTTCAAACGAGAGTTCTTAGAGGAAGGATTACAATCTGTGCAAGAGGAACTTACAGATATCTTTGCCTATGGAAAGATGGAAGATATTAACTGGGGGCAAGTGTTTTATAACTTCCTAGATTCTGGTCTTATAGGTGGTTTCTCAGCAGCACCTTCTGGTATCGTAACTCCTAGAATACAACAACAAGGACAGCCACTAGCAGAAGGACAGACAGTTGATTTAGATATCCCTGCCGTAGAAGCACCAGTAGAAGGACAGCGAGTAGGTGACCCTCTTGTTCAGCCAGAAATTACTGAACCTACAATTATTATGAACAAAACCAAAGGAGGGCGATACTCTGACGAGGTTAGTGGTAATAGCATAACTAAACCAACCGTAGGTAAAAACAAAGGAAAGTGGGTAATTAAAAAGTCTAATAAGATAGTACACGTTGCAAATACTCTTAAGGCTGCTACTGCATTCCAAGAAGAAGTAAATGCCGAAGCGCAAATTGAAGCGAAGCGTACACCTATTCAAAAGGCATCAAACATAATAACCAAAGGACGTGAGAGTGGACAGACTGATGCTCAGATAGTTGAGGGTATTGAAGATGCAGGTGTAAAGAGAACAGCAGAGATTCAATTAAAGAATGAAAAGGATTTAGCCGAGCTTACGCCAGAAGAAGCACGAAGACGTTCTAAAGAATTAGCTGAAAAAGCAAGAGAAGAACAAGCTAAGAGCGAAGAAAAGTTTATTGACCCTGCAGAAAAAGCATTACAGGCAGCAATGGATAAGTTTACAGACAGACAAGCATCTGTCAAAAGGATAATCCGTAAGGCAGGGATATCACGTAGGATAGAAAACTTAATTGTACATAAGCTAGGTGCTAATGCACAAGCTAATAGAATTAACCAAAAGGTTGAGGCTGAGGTGTTTGATGGATTAAGTCAAGAAAATACACGTAACCTAGAGGAAGTGATACAGCAAATGCGTATTCTATCTTTAGATAAGAACAGAGCCGATAGGGGATATGAACTGTTAGAGCATCAAGGGGGGCAGACTACAGAATCTGCTAAACTTGCACTAGAGGGTTACAAACAGGAACTTGGAGAGAAAACATTTAAAGACTTACAGAAAAGAGCAAACTCTTTCTTCGGTCATTATAAGGGATTGCTTGAAACAATGAGGAGAGAGGAGATTATAGACCAACAGACTTATGAGGAGTTTGCAGAGGTAGATTACCAACCAAGAAAGATAATTAAGTTTATGGCTGACATGGAAGGTCAGTTTATGCCAGAACAACTAGACCAATTTGAATCGTCTAGTCTTGCTGATGCCCCTATTCAATCATCTACGACAGGTAGTACTGAATCTCAGGTTATGGACTCTAAAGGTCTGATACAGAGGAGTATACTAGGTCGTACTAAATCTGTATTTGCTAACAGACTTAACAGAGCATTTGCTCTTGAATTTAAGGATGCTATGGTTGCTTTACAAGTTATTCAAAACAAAGAAGCGCAAGGAGAACCACTAACTAAAGAAGAAGTAAAGCGTAAGCCATATCTTTTAGAATTAGATAGAGTTGTTAAAGATGACCCTATAGTTGGTATGACAGAATCTGGTAATCCTAAATATAAGTATGAGGGAAAAGCAGATGGATATAGGTCTCTATATTACTATGTAGGCGGTATAAGAAATAGAATGTTAATGCGTGAAGACTTCTACGCTAAGTTTACTGATACTGGTAATCAGATAATTAACGCTGCTGCAAGGGAAGGGCTGTCTGTTATAACAGGTACTCGTATTGTTAAAAAACTAGCGACAGGTAGTAACCCATTGTTCTTTATAACAAACGTACCACGAGATTTAGCTTTCGCACTAAGTTTCTCAGAAGCGTATGGTACAAATAGTTTAAATATCCTACAGAATAACATTGTTGTTCAAGGATTAAAGTTAGGTAAGGATTTCCTTAAAGGATATTATTCTAGTATTGCTAGAAACGAAATATATGATAAGTACTTTGAATATGGAGGTGGTATGGATTTCCTTACATTACAAGGTAGATATGGAGACAGCGGTGTATTCGGTAAAATGGTAAACAGAGAATTAACAGATGCTTTCTTTGATTTAAAGAATACTTTACCTGCTAAGGCTATTAATGGTTTTCTGAATGCTATGGATAGATTTAACACAGCCTCTGAGGTTGCTACACGTCTAGCTATATTTGAAAGAACCATTAAAAAAGAAACTAGGAAACTAGGGGTAGAATCTATTGAACAATTAGACCCACAACAACAGGAAGACCTTTATACTAAAGCTGTGCGTGCTGCAAGAGAAATTACTGACTTTAATCAGGGTGGTACACTAACAAAAGCCTTTGACGCAGGCGTTCCTTACCTTAATGCAGCCACACAGGGTACACGTTCTGCCACGCAGGCTTTTCAATCACGACCTGCTGAAACATTTTGGAGAGTTTTTCAAATGACAGCTATTGCTGCATCAGGTTTAACATATGGTGCTGTTGCTCTAGTTGGATTTTTTAGAGATGAGGAGGAAGAAGACCCAGAAATTAAAAATATGACAGATGAGGAATTATACTTTGAAACCCTTAAAGGTGTTTCTCCGTATGACCTTAAAAACTATGCTATCTATCCAATGGGAGTAAAGGATGCTAACGGTAACTTGGAATACTATCGTATAGCTAAAGCACAAGCCTTAACTCCGTTTTTTGGGATTACAGAGCATGTAATACGTCAACAAATAGCTGAGGCTGCAGGGATTAATTACGAGCAAGAAGATTGGATAAAGAAAACAGTAAACACAATAGATGAGAATCTATTACCTGTGTCTGTTAATCCTTTAAATACTTTTGGACGTATACCTGCTGTGGATGCTCTTGTAGCAACTTTAGGTATTGATGGCTATACTGGGAATGTTCTTGATTGGTCAAGAGGTGAAATTCCAGAAGAACTAGAAGGAAGATACAATAAGAATGTAGAGCAGTTTTATAAAGAAATTGGAGACCAAGTTGGTTATTCACCAATTAGAATGAAGTCTGCTGTGGAATCATTTATCACAACTCCTAGCACAAACCCTTATGTAGGGCTTGGATATGCTGCAGGTGAACTTATTGCTGCTGACGAGAAGACTGCTATTATGAAGAACTTTAAAAATGCTGCTCTAAAGCGTGTTAAGAAAAGTACATCAGAGTATAACCGTACAGCTAAGTTATTATCAAACATTGAGCCTGCAACAGTTGAGGCTTGGAAAAGACACCTTGATACTAAAGATGCTGTTAAGCAGGCTGTTATTCAGTCAAAGAGAAAGGAATCAGAAGAACCATTAGAGCAAATCTTAGAGAAGATTCTTGTAGAGCAACCAGACTTGGCTAAAAATGCTGTCAAGTGGGCTAAGACTGAGTTAGAAAAGAAACAATTCATTCCTATCATAAATGAAATGAGGTTTACGAATAACAAGGAAGTACGTGCTATTATTCTTGCTAAGGTATTTGGTGATGCCTTGTTTGAAACAGAGATAAACAAACTAAGCCCTCGTGAGAAGAAAATAGCGTTACAACTTAAAGATGCAGGAGTTCTTGACAAGGAAGTACTAAGTTATTACGAGAAAATAGTTCGTCCTAAAAAGTAGAGCCTTTTGTAGGAATCGAACCCACATCATCTAGGTACAAACCAGACGTAATAACCGTTATACTAAAAAGGCATTATTATCTTACTATCCAAATCCTTCGTGCCATCCCAATACCTATGCACGTCTCTGCAATAACTTCTGCAGTAAAGATATGTAAATCTGTATTCAATCCTATTAAAAATACTACTGTACCCACAACAGAATTTACAATGGCAAATTTTCTTGTCTTTGGTGTTGCGTAATATATCAAGTTAAATACTGCTGTAGCCATTATACTGGCAGTAAATAAGTTGTGTACTAAAGGAAAGTCGTACATATTAAATGCTAACGTACCTGCTGATGCTACCACAACAGCCCATCCCCACGCACGCCTACCAAATATCGCATCTAAAACAAATGTCAGAATTATTGACAAATGCATTAATACGTACCAATGATTGTTTGGTGATAAAGCAAACGCACTTTGTGAAATCATAGGCATCTCCTTCGTTATCCATAATATACCTGCGAACACCAACACAGATATAAGGACAATCGTTCTAAAAATCTTCATCGTATCTCTATAAATTTAAGGTTATACACAAAGATACGATTTATATGTCAAAGAACAAAAAGCATGCTTTGCTCGCTTTTAGTCTTTCACGATGTCAGCGTGCTGCGCCACCAGACTACGCCATGCCTCTAGGTCTTTTTCTCTAAGCTGTCCATGTTCTCCATTGAAGAATCGAGCAGGGATTATATAATTATCCATATTCATTTATTTAGTACACCATAAAAAAACCCTCCGTTGTGGGGAGGGCTTAGTTTGTATTGTAAAAGACTTAGAGTTACTTCTTGCTCTCCTCGATTTTATCTTTTATAATGTTCTTAACTGTCTTTAGCTTTGCTGCTAACTTGGGGTTGTTGTCTAATACTAAGAATAGTGCTATTGCCCCTAATACTGCTCCTAAGATTATATTTCCCATAGCTTACTTGTGATTTTCTTCTTCTGGTTGGTTTGGAAGACTAGGGTCTGCCCCACCTCTTTGACCATCCGTACTAGATGAATTTTCCTTTCTTTTGCGTATTTCAATAGCTTTGTACACCATAAAGGCAACTACTATCCCAACTGCTACGCCAATAATTACTCCGTCCATACTTTCTGTGTTTTTGTTTAGTTATAAAGATACAACAATTTATTTAAACTGTCAACCGTAGTTTAGATTTCCATTGAGTTCCTGCGGTTTGACCAAATTTACTTTTACTTCGTTTGGTATTAAACCTGTTTCTGACTTGTGTGTTGTTTACCATCATAGCGTGCAAAGATACAACTTATTTTCCATTTAACCAATTAAGATATTGACTATTATTTAATTTAAAGATAACACCATCCTTAGTACACCTCATAATGTGTTGTACAGTACCTGCTAAGGTAGCTGTGGTCTTAACTAATTCAAGGTCTTCGGTACTGCCACACAAAGGACAGCTAAACTTTTCACCACCATGAATGACAGCAAGATGAGAGTGAAGGTTAAGTTGTGGCATTAGTCTTAATAACAATCCTTCTGTAGCCATTATATCACCAACGTTATATTCAATCATCTTTTTCATATACTCAATACGTTTCTTCATCTTACCCCATTGAATCTCTCTCCACATAATAATACCTTCATGGTTCTGCTTTTGCATAGGGATATCAAAGAACTGTCCTAAGTATTTTAAGCTGTAGGAGGGTAACCTAAACAGCCTCTTAGCTTGTTTCTGTATATCTATAGACCTTACAAATGTATTAACGTGCAACCTGTGCTTTGCTGCTCTCATGTTGATAAACCTATTATCAAACTTATCGTTGTTAATACCTACTATAACATCAGCCTCATTATAATGAATAAGAAATTCTTCCATCATTTTCTTATCACATTGTGTCTTTAAATCCCAATGGGCTGCATATACCTCGTCTTCTCCGAACCATTTCCAAGATATACTTATAATCTTAGGTTCGTCTACAAAGTCATTACCATTAACATACTGTTGACCTGACCACCAGAGTTCTGCTCTAAGTCTAGGGGTTTCTATATCATAGATAAGAATCCTAGCAGGGTTTGTGACATTCTGTGCCATTACCCCAATCTCCAAACGCTTAGTCCATTTCCTTATCGTCCTCGTATGCACAGCATAATGCTCTGATAATTCTTGTTGAACATCTGCTCTGGATAATCCTGTTCTGTACAAAGAACGGATATGCTCGATGTCTCTTGTAGTTAAGTCTTTAAATTTCATACTCTGTCTAGGTTTAATTCATTAAGTTTTTTGATAATTAAATCGATGTGCTTCTTCTCTTGTGCATCTGTTCCCTCCAACATAAGTTCATATAGTTCATCTATATCGTCATGTAGTTCTTCACAGAAGTTTAATATTGAATACGCCCTTCTACTTTCCACTTGTTTTCTGCTCATTTTGTTTTTTAATTAGTTTAATTACTTCCTCACATTCAGATACTTTCTGAGGCTTGTAAACAACTAAGGGCATAATACTACCTGCATCCGCAAGCATTTTCTTGAACAGCTTCCAACGTAAAGGGAAAGTCTCATTAGCGTAACCTTTTGTCTCGATAATAAAACCTTCCCCTATAAAATCAGGAGTATACTTGATAGGAAGTATTTTCTTTCTTCCTCTATTAATCATATCTCCTTTACCGTTTGCTTGTCTCTCGTAACAATCGAAGTCAAAGTTAAAACCTTCAACAACTTCAAATGTTTTAGACTCGTATGAAAAATCTATACCTGCTGAATCCAACAGGATAGCCATATTCTTTTCTAATCCACTTTTATACTTAATACCTTTAAAGCTAAAGTCTTTCTTCTTGCCTCTTGTTACGATATTTTTCCCTTTCTTTCGTTTATACGCCATCATTAAATATCTTTACACAAAGATACGTATTAGTTGTGGATATTACAAATTGTTATATTTAAAACAATTTAGTTTGGACGTGCGCACCACCTTCGGTCATTCTTGTACCAGAAAGAATAGGGTCGATGATTTTCTTGCATTCACCAATGTAGTAGTTATTGTCTATTTTATATACCCCTCCTACAGATTCTGGGGTAAAGAAATCCATAAATAAGGTTATATCAAAACCTGCGTTAACTTTCTCAAAACTACCCTCTTGCTTTCCTTTGGTATACTTCTTAAGTAATTGATTTGGTATTTTTGATACGTAGTATCGAATAACTTTATCTTTAAGTAACTTAGCCTTACCTTTGTTTACAAGCCAATACTCACAGCTACTTGTTTTCTTCTTACCAATACAGTAATCATATATGCTAACTTGCTCCTCTTTACCGTTGTTGTCGAACCTATATCCAAGTTTACCAATGATATCTTTAATAGGAATATCATTAACAAAGTATTCGCTAAGAGCAATAGTAACAATACGTTGGCTGTTGTTTTTATGGGGTTCTTTATCTATCTCATAGTCTCCCTTATATTTGACCTTAATCTTTTCTCCTGTAACAGGGTCACAGATAACAGCTATATAATGGTTAACAGACGAGAATACAATCTTACTGTAATGTGTGTCCTCTAATACAAATTGTGTTAGTTCTTCCCACCATTTACAAATACCAAGAACAGTACTCTCTTTGCTCTTAGGATAATGAATAACAACACCATCGGTATTGACAGATACAATCTTAATACCATGTATAACAAACTGTTCGATTAACATCAACAGCTTAAGTTCACAGCCCATAGTAACCTGATACTTAGCTAATGGGTCAAACTGCCATGAGTATGCGCTCCCTAGCTTACCAAATCCACCACCGTTCATTGCTAACTTGTACACAGCCTGTTCGTCATCAACCTTCCGATATTCCTTAGAACCATATTCAAGTTCTTTCATCTTGGGTTTCAACACATTGTTTCTGTAATCGTATGCGTTGGCAATCCCTTCGTTCCAGTTCTTACCTAAGTGTTTAGGATAAATACCATCAACCACAATACCACGAGGGTACATACTGGCAACATCCTTTTCCATAAACTGCCATCCTTCCTTCTTAGTAACTACTCTAGGTAGTTCAACTGTGTGAAGACCGCCTTTAGCAAAAGTAACAATAGTTTTAAGTGCTAGTAACGATGGTTTTAAGTCTTTGTCTATCTGAGAATCTGTAATAGGGTAATCTCTCCTACGTACTTCTTCAAAACCATCCTCCCCTATAATTATATCATAGCGAAACTTATCTCGCTTATCATCTATAAAACTCCTCTCCTTAAGTTCAGCCAACCATTTCTGCATCACAGGTGTCTTAAACTCAATGACATCAGGAATAATATCTTTCATCCTGTAATTCTTACGGAATGTACGTTCTTCCCTAAACTCTTTCCAGTTTCTACCAGAAAGTTCTTCGTATTTCTTTTGATTAAGGTATTCCCCTAGCTTAACGTCAGAATAATCCATAACGTTACGACCAAGTACTTCGCTCATGTTCTCACGAAACTTAACAGCGTTCCAACAATCCTCTGCCAGTTCAAAAGTAAAGTCAACATCATTCCAACAGTACCTGATAATATCTGTCATTTCATGCTCCTGTAGAACCTTGTCAGGCTTAATAGGTAAATCCTGTACCTTAGACCATCGCTTAGTAAACTCCAACCATTTAAGGGAGGTACTACGAGCCAAATTGTCGTAGTGATTAATTTTGAATAAATCTATTTGGAAAACATGTCTTTGTGATTCCCAAACCATAAATCTTTTTTCCTTACCGCTAAAGATAGAACGCTGAATCTTCTTCCACCATATAAGTAGAGAAATCTCAGGTGATTCTATAAGCATGTGTAGTACAGGATAATCGTAACCGACATTGTTAAACCCAATAAGCCTAAGCCCATCTGTTTTTAAGAATGCCAACAGTTCTGTACGTTGGTCTTTTCTTTGAGAAATCTCAAACGTTATCTTTTCTTCCCCATCTGGGAAACTTCTAAAGTTAACGCAAAAGAAATTCTGGTAAAATTCAATGTCGTATACGTAGTCCATTATAGGAATTTTTCGTTATCATTCTGTTTTTCATCACCATATAACTTTACCAATGAATCTATGTGACCCAATAGGTGTCGTATTTGGAGTGAGTGCTGTTCTAGTATTACAGTCATAAGACCAACAGCTTTTTCTAAGTCTTCAATTCTTTTTTCCATTTTATTTGATTTTTACAAAGTTACAAAATTATGGGGTAGCGACCAAAAGACCAACTACCCCGACTTACCACAGCCTATTTTATTGGGCATCCTCCGATGCCACACGCTCCTAGTTCATCCATATCCTCCTCATTAATGTCTGCTGAGAGAATAGGTTTAACTTTGGCTGCTAGGAACTCATATTGTTCTTCACTAATTGGCTCAAAGGGTGCTTGCACAAACCCATGACCTGTATATAGTAAGAAACTTAACGTTTTAAAACTATCGTGCCAGTTTTCTGATAAGTATTTCTTTAATCTTGGAATATCTTCTTTCTTGTAGTATGCTGTTACTGATACAGAGTTATCTGACCAGTTGGTTTGCATGAACTTAACCATTTCTAATTGGTCGATGATGTCTATATCTTCTGCACTTATAGTACCTTCTGGGTACTTGCAAGGAAACTCCGCAATCATACTAGAGTAATCGTTAGAACCATCAAGGTTTTTCTTATACTCAACATGGTAACCATGCGACTTAACTACCTCAATAAGAGGAGAATCCGATGCTATTGTTATTCTTCTGATGAAGAACCTACCTGCTGTAGCAGCGTGAACACCAGACGTACAACCTGCTAACAACGACAGCGTACCTGATGGCTTAACAGTAGTTAATTTAATAGATTCTGGAAAGCCCATGTGTTTTGAGTATTCTTTATCGTATGCTCTAAGGTATTCATAAGCAGGTTTCAACCAACTAAGCTGTTCTTCTGTAGCTTGCATAACGCCTGTAATACCAATGCCCATCCTCATATTCTTATTAACAATAGCCTCTGTCTCTTTGTTGTGACACTTTAATGCCAACGAGTGCTTGTTAATTCTGTATAACAATGTCATTACTTTTTTGAACTCCTTGTATGACTTGATATTTGGTAGATACATTTCTGCTAGACAGCATGTTTCATAGGGATTAAGCGATTGTTCTGCACAAGGGTTATAACCTTCTACGTCAGGGTCAGGATATTGTGTTTCACCTAAACGTCCTACCTTCCTTGAAAGGTCAAGGTTAATCATACCGTAAGGCTCTCCTTGATTATAAGTCTCCCAGAACTCTAGCGGTAATGAATCAAAGTCAATAATATCAACAGAGTTATTACTCATTGCCCTCCAATTAGGAACACCACCTAAATCCCATCGTTTAGCCTTAAGGAAATCTAAATCATCGTAATCACCAATAGCTATCTGCGCTGAACGTCTAACATTCCCTGCAACCACTATCATGCCTATGATGTTCATAACGTCCAAGCAATCGATAGGTCTTATCTGCTGCCCACGTCTGGCATCCAGTACACCACATATAAGTTGCATACCCTCTACAAGAATAGCTGCTCCTGATGCTGTACCACCAAATCCTTCAATGGGTTCTCCTTTACCACGCACCAGTTGTGTGCTATAAGTAAACCCTACACCAGAGTAGAAATAAGACTTAAGAACTTTACCCAACAGCTTAACCCATCCTTCCCTTGTATCGGGAACAATATAGTCAGCACTTGCTAGGTTAACGTTCTCTATCTTAACCTTCCTACGCTGAATCTTAGGTAGCTTGTAGACGTGTTCTCTCTTAATTGAATAACCAACACCAGAACCAAGCATAAGCATGTCCATAGCCCACGTAAATGGTCTTATTGGTGTATCAATTACTGTAAATGCACAGTTCTGTAAGCTAGGTAGCCCCAACTTATCAACTGTCTTAGTACCCAACTGCCACATAAATCTACCTGCTACAGAGCCAAGCATTTCATGTCGCATGTATCTGTAGTATTCTTCTTCTTCTGGGGTAAAGTCTACTTTTAATTGTTTCTTAGCACCTTGTAGTTCTCTTTCCACCGTATCAGAAAAGGATTCTTTTGTGCCATCTTTTTTCTTTCTTGAATATGTTCGTAGATAGGTTATTAAGCCCAAGTCACCAAAGGCAACCTCTCGTTGTTTAATCATTAATTTATGTGTTTGTTTAGTTAATAAAAGGGGTTACAAAGATACGGAAAAGTCTTCAATTTACAATGCGCTGTAACTCAGCGATAAAGGATTTATAGCATTCTAGTTTAGTCTCTAATCTGGCTCTTTTATCAAAGAAAGGGCGACAGTTTGCAAACACAGTTACCTTGATTAAATATTCATTCTCCTCAATCAGTTCTTCAGTGGTTTCAATTCTTTTAAGGTAATCTTCAATTAACTGTTCTATTCTATTCATATGAATGTTTTTCTATTAGTGCTTGCATAAGTCCTGCATCATGGTTAAAACCATATCTCTTAAGAGGACAAAAGTCCTTTAAACTACCTTCGTATAGACCATGCTTGTCATAAAACTTATCTTTTATTCTTGTTAAACAATGGTGATTATCGTACCATATCTCACCCTTAAACTCTGTAGCTAAGAATAGTGCTACAAGGTAGCATTGTGGTTCATCACCAAAGTATTGTTTAATTAGTTTAATGTGTTCCTCTATCTGTTCCATAATGTTTGTCTAAATATTCCCTTAAGCATCTCATACACAAGGGGTTAATGTTCTTTTCTCTACAGTCAGACAGATATGCTTCTATGTGACCTTTTGCTAAATATCGTTCTTGATTTAACATTACATAAATCCTCCTTCCTTCCAGTCTAATTCAGCAAGAGGTGGAAACTCTTTCTCTAAGGCTTTACCTATAGCCATAGCAACTTCTCTATGTTCTTTTTGAGTACCTGCTTCACAGCGTACATTAAGATACCCTAAGAAATCTCTAAGGTTACCAGTCATGTGTACAACTGTCTTTGCACACATTGGTAATATACGTCTAGCGCATTCTCTGGCAACACCTTCTCTAATTAGATTATCATACATCTCTTGGGTCTTTTTAATATGTAATTCAATAGCTTGACTACATGAAACCCCATGACGAGCATATTCGGGGTCAAATACTTCATCACCAACCTGTCTATTAGTTGTGCCTTGCTTACGTAATTCTATAGGCATGAACTCCTGTATCACATCATAACGTTGTGATAACTCTTGCCAATGGAAACTTCTGTGTCGCATCATCTGTGCTGATACATCCCTAGCTGTCTCTATGCGAAACGTAAAGTGTACATGCTCTAGTGGTGACCAATGTTTGTGCTTGATAAGATACTTGATTAGTTTACCTGCATCTTTAATTTCACCATGTCTAGCAACAGCCTCTACAATTTCATCTGACGTTAGAGACATATATCTCTCAACACCCTCTGTCTTAGTTACTAATTCTACTTTTGTCATAATATTAATATTGCGTGTTTAGTTACATCTTCTACTTTTACTTTGATAAGTATATCCTTTCTGCCCTTACGTCTGTAAGGTGTATAGAACATACTCTTGTCGTATTGTGGAGGTACGTTAGGTAAATGCTCCTTGCACCAATCGTACAGCGTTTGTCTATTGACAACATAAAACTTGTCGTTAAGCCAGAAAGCAATTCTATCTGCTCTGCCCTTCATCCAACCTTTATTGCCTCTGACATTCATAAACTCTAACCAGACAAAATGAAACCCCTTATATCCTTTGACATCGTATGTGATTCCTTTCTCGTCTATAACGTCTATGTGGTCGTATATGTCTTGCATTTTGCTTGAACGCTTACACTCGACACCACTCTCACGTAACTTCTGCATGAAAAGTTCCTCATACTTCTTACCTTCCTTAAGGTCGTTTATTATCTTCTTACCTAAGTTATCTACCATAACTAAGTCCTTTGATTATTTTATGAACCTTCACTCTTAAATCCCACAGGCTACCTGCGTTAGGGATAACAATGTCTGCATCCACCCAGATGTCTATGTCAAAGCTGTCTTTACCTTCTAATGGTTTTCTAGGGTCGTAAACAGATATAACGTAGTCAAATAGGCTCTGTCTTATAGATTCCTTTATCTCTGCGCTAGAACGCATTCCTACGTAGATGTCAGCATGTTCTAAAATACCTTTAGCTAATCTAGCCTTGTCATCTTTGTTGTACTCACAAATCATATCGTGCCATTCAGCCCTGTGATTCATTCTGTCCTTAAAGCATTCTTCTGGTGTTTCATAACCATACTTCTCTTTAAGTTCATCATATATGAATATATCGGCTGCTGCCTGAGAGGATGCTTTATATGTTAATCCAAAGTGCTGACCAATTATTTCCGCTACTGTGTCCTTGCCATGTCTTGCATGACCTATAATTAATAACTTCATATTGTAATAGTTTTATATTGGCGTTCCTTTCTTTTTCTTTGGTAGTTCAATTCATCAAAGATAATCTCCCTTCGGTTTCTTAGAGCATCCTTCTTGGTTGAACAGTATATGTGTACATTTTTCCTACCACTTTCTGAAAGATAATAAGGTCTAACAACAACAAACCTTCCTTTGATTAACTCACCAGTTTGAAAATCTTTTACTTCATCCCTAAGTTTGTAGTATTTGATAGGGAATTTCTTTTTCAGTTTCTTTAAGAGTTTTACTTTCATAACTTAATTGCTAGGTTTATTGTTACTGTATGTGACCATCCATCACCTTCACCAAAGCCACCTCTAAATACTGGTTGCCATGAAAGATAAGGGTAAAAGTTTGCATCCGCAAAAGCAATAAGGTCTAACTGCGCTGTTGGGTAAATGTCTTCCCAGTTCTGATACGCACCACCTGCTCCTATACGAATTGCCATTCTCTCGTCATAGGTGAATATCTTATACGTTACAAGCATAGATGCTTGATTAAAGGTAGAACCATCAGGCGTGTCTATTAACCCACCCATAAGATAGACTTCTCTACCATCACCATCTTGTAACTTAGCATAGGTGAAATCTCCTGTCACCCCAAAGTTTCTAGTAAACTCATGGTTTACTTCTGTCTGCATTCCTAGACTTACGCCTATAATTCCAGACTGTTCAAATACACCTGCTCCAATAGCGAAACTGGTTTGTGCAAAAATTGCACACGTTGCAAATAACATTGCGATTGTCAATAGTTTTTTCATAATTCTTCTTCTTTAAATGGTAAAAAATATAAACAGCCAAATAAACAGAATGGCAATTAGTACTAATTCAATTTTTGCTTGTAATTTCATGTTTTTCATATCTTTATTTCCTTTATGTCTTTAATATTATTCCGTTAAGGGTTAAATCACATTTTACACAGTACACGCAAAAATCCTCTGCATGGTAGCCTTGTTTAAGCTGATGACTGCAATTCTCTTTGTTAATAAAATCTTGTTTTTCCATCATATCTTTGTCTTTAGGTGTTCTATTGCTTTTTGTAGAAATACTACCCTACCTTCTGCGTATTCTGATACTCCATGAATCCATCTTACTCCTTCTTTTATTTCATCTATCTGCCCTTGTATGTGGATGATGGCTAATTTTGATTTTCTTTTTTCTGCATGAATTGCACAAAACCCACTCAATGAATCGTGTTGATGTTCTTTATCCTCACAATCGCATTCGCAAATATCATCCTTAAACAACTCCCTTACTTCCTCCGCATACTTTTCGTGGTCTTTCATATCTTTGTCTTTAGGTGTTCTAGTTCTTGTTGTACAAAAAATGGTTTGTCTATACAAAATATTCCTCCATTTCCTAAGCAGTAATAACCGCAATGTGGACAAATAATATCTTCTGCATTCATATCTTCTGTTTTAGGTGTTCTATTGCTTTTGTAAGTAGCTTATGTTTTCTAACCACAACCTCTGCCATTGATTGTACTGATATTTCATCCACTAAATCTATCTGCTTTTGAATTACATAGATTGCTAAGTCATCTACCCCACACAAAGGGATATTTTTAATGTCATTCTTTACTTCCTCCGCATACTTTTCGTGGTCTTTCATATCTCTTACTTTTAAAATGCTGTGTTAGGGTCACCTAATGGAAGGTCACCAGTCATAGTGTCACCTGATGGAAGGTCATCAAGTACCATTGTTTTTTGTGTTCCCACTTTGAAGAATTTAAGCCTCCATTCCGCAAGTGGGCTTTTCCTAGTCTCAGGGTCAACAAAGTCTGCCTTATGCCAAAATTGCAATTCAACAGCCTCGTCTTCACCTCTCGTTACTTCGCCACCTTCATCGGTGTCTTTAACTTTATCAACATGCAACTGCGTAATCATCCATGTCTCAGGGTTCTTAACCTGTCTATGGATAACAAAAAAGTCATCACATCGGTTACCCCACATAGCACCACCATCAATGTGTGCTTTGAATGGACGTGGAATATCACCGTTATCGTCTATCTTCATACGTCTTGATTCTGTAACCGAGTGAGCATTAACATACACACTACAATGGGTTTCAGAGAAAATACGAATAGCAGATATTGCTTTCATGTGATACTCATAACCTGACAGCCCTTGACCATATTCTTTATAGTCCATCATCAACGAGTTGTAAGGGTCAATCATAAATCCTTTAATAGCAGGGTCTTTATCAATCATTACCCTACCAAATTCTAATACGTCATATATACTGTACATCTTATCCTTACGAATAAAGTAAAAATGTTCATCAATAAACTTACGAGCCAGTTGTAACTGGGCTTGGCTACATTCTTTAACGCTCTTGCCAAGAACATAGTCCATAAGATTTATCTTAATCTTTTCTATCTTGTTTTCTGGTGAATAGATAAGCCATTTCCAACCATGCTTGGCACTAGCAACAGCAGATAACCACCATACAAGGGTAGATTTACCAACGTTGTCATGTCCAAGAAACACAGAAAAGTTATTCTCCTTCAACCTAAAGTGCTTATCTAGTTCTGGAATACCTATAGGTAGACCCTGCTGCACACCATTAACGATAATATCCATCATCTTGCGGTCAGTCTCGTTACGGTCAATCAAGAATGTAAACCCTCTGTCCTCGCTCTCGTACTTATCACGTAATAGCTGAACTTTAAATTCCTTCTCTATCTGCTCAATCTCATAGATAGGTTTGTGCTTACCTTCCTGTAAGCCATCCTCAATAGTATTGTAAGCCATTTCCAAATCAGATGGACTTTTAGCTTTAATCCTATCACGCAACATCTTACGTGCGTCATCCTCTCTAACAAACTTGGATGCAATATAGCCACCCATTAAATAGGATGCCTTAATTAAGGTACGGTGTTTATGACCATCCCTTGCACCATCAATCATCTTTGCAGCGATGGACATCTTTTCAAAATCAGTTAAGCCTGTGCCTTTCTTAATAGCACCATCATCGGCATCACTCTCATTCTCCACCATGAATTTCTCATAGGGAGTTGCTTGCTTATTTATGTGAATATTAGCGTCATAGCTTATAAAACATACACGAGATTCATTAACACTGGTGCTGTCTACTTTAAGTCCTAATCCTTGCAAATCATCAAGGATTGCTCGATAATAGGCTCTATGCATATCTATGTCTGCAGGTATGCGATAGATAACTTTAAGACCATCACCACTAGGTGAAACGAATACAGAGTAAACGTGTTCATCGGTCATAAAGTGTTTCTTCCACTTATCTAACTCTGTTAGATGGTCTAAGTCAATTACACACAATCCACTATGCTCTGTAAGGGAGGGGTCATCACGATAGGATAGATACTTATTACCAGTTGCCCTGTTAACTTTCTCTATCCCATTACCACAATAACCTGCAAAGATAATCGCACCTAACTCTTTTTTAAGTGCTTCACGATTACCATCACCAACCCTAATTCTTTCTATTAGTTCCTTCAAGCCATTCTCGCCAGTACGGATTCGTTCAAGCACCTTATCTACATTAACTTTAGCAGGAGGTCTTGTTACTTTCTTAATGTCTGGGAATACGCTTACGTTCATTATGAATTGATATTTTTAAGGGTTATATATGCTTGGTGATACTTCTGTAGTTTTTCAATGTCTACGTCATTGAATGACCTTTGACGAGTTATATCCATGTTGTGTTTTAGGTCAGCCAACTTAACAATCTTTGCTAAAGGATTGACTGCTACACGTAGTATGTATTCTCTATAAGATTCGCTCTGTGGTTTCTTTGTCAATGCTACTACAGCATCAACCACAGTCTCGCTGAACAGCGTTCTAAGCGCACCTTCTGTCCATTCTGGGCAGTCTTCAAGCAAGTCATGTAATAGTGCTGTGCATTCTATGTCCTTGTCATCAACTTGATGTCCATAAGAAATATATCCTCTTGCACCTTGTGCAACTGTTACAAGGTGATTAATGTAAGGCACACCTGCTTTATCGGTCTTACCTGCGAATGCTTTTCTAACAATAATGTTAGCTAATCTACAAGGGTTGTCATCGTAACTCATATCTTTTCTTTTAAGTAGTTATTAAGAAATTCTTTTCTGGTATAGCCTGTAGCCATTAACTTCTTGGCTAGTTTATCTGTTTCGTCTGTCGCTCCACTTATACCGTAAGAGTTCAGTTCTTTGATTATTTTCTTTTGGTCTGCTGTACTTACAACTTTCCAATTAGGTTTCTTAACCTCAACCTCAGCCAGATAACGCTTAAAGTTCGTAGGTCTATAAAGAGTATCTGCTCTTAGATACTTCTCATTCTCACCGTTTACCCATTCCTTGTACTTTAAATAAGCAACAGCTTTCAGTTCTTCAACTGTGTGTCCGTAGTTTACTCTGGCAGATATCAATTCCAAATAACCTTGTGGAACTTTATCAGGAGTAAACGCATCCCTTTGCTTAAGTAGTTCGGTGTAGAGGTACGTTAGTACATCGGCAGCAATCTCAGGATGCTGTTCAACTGGCTTGCGTTCTTTCTTAGCACCTATGTCGAAGATAGTTTTATTGAACGCTACAGACTTGGCTACGTTATAGAAGATTATCTTAGAGCAATGGTCGCATACATGTACTTCAACTCTGTTGATTAAGTGTACAACGTCCGTTTCGCTCTTACAAATCTTACATTTCATAACTCTATTGATTGTATGTCAGACGTTTTAATCATAAATGAACCATTAAGTTTATCATGGTACACCACTTTGTCTGTTTTGTTTTCAATGTTTTCTCTCATTGAATCGGCAAGTGCCTCTGTTACTGAATAAGACCTGCCGTCTTTTAGTTTTACTTTGAACATATTAAGTTGAATTTAGAGGTTAAAAAACCCCCACCGTAGTAGTGAGGGTCATTAATTAAGATACGAATTACCCTAGAAAGGCAGGTCATCTTCTTCGTCTTCACCTGCAGGTACTGCAGCCTCTTGACCTTCAAGACCCCACACTTTCCAAGCATTTAAGTCAGTAAAGAATTTGTCGTCGTACTCACGACTTTTCACATCGAAGGAAACCTCTACCTTTTTTCCTACTTTGTTGTACTTAAGGAATTTGTCTACCTTATCAGCACCAAAGATTGTGAACGCTACCGTCTTAGGATATTCACCATCTGTTTCAATGGCGAAAACTACTTTCGACCATGCACCGTTTGCGGATTCTCCTGTTACGATGTCCATAATTCTGGTTATTGTGCCAGTCACTTTTAAATCACTCATAACTTTTAAATTTGTTTTAGACTGCAAATATACGACACTAATTCGTAATATGCAAATCGTTAATTTAATTTAGATTTGTACCGTAGGTACTTTTGATAATAATTAAGTGTTGCTTTAACTTTGTAACCTCTGTAGATACCACCGTTGTGATTTCTAACAAGGATTTCCTCTGTAGGTTGCTTTCCTGTACGTTTCTCGTACAATTCTGCTCCCATCTGCATGTACAGGCTTGTTACTTCCTCTGCACACTCGACTCTAAACATCTGGTCATGTGTGTAGTTAGTACCAAAGTACCTGTTTACATCTTGTACCGCTCGCCATTGAATTTGCAATACTCCGTAGCTATCTCCATTATCCCCGATTAGTTCGGGTTGGTTGTTGGTTTCTACGTGCTTAAGCACTTCAATAATTTCCTTGTACTCATTTGCATTAGCTTTCATTGCTAATAACATGCAAACAATTAAACACTTTCTCATAAAATAGATTTGGTTATCACTTGGGCATAGCCCCTACCATTACGGCAGCTTATCTTGTGTATAAAGGGAATACATAAATTGAACTCCCATACTTTGAAAAATTCCTTTCGCTAATAACAACTTGGATTTTCTCACGATGACCTTGCATTAGTAAGTCTAAGAAATCTTGATAGAAGTACATCCCTCCATTTTCACTTGCAAACACTTTATAATGCTCAACAGTTCCATCTTCTCTTTTAACTTTGATAGTTCCATGTGCGCTTGTGTATGTTAGTGTTGCAGCAGGTGGTGTGGCATAGTCATATACATCTAAACTTCCTTTAAGGTTTGTTTCGATATTTTCATAGTCAAAATCAACTACAACCTTAGCAGCCGTTTTAGAATTACTAGTTGCGCTATTTGAGAATAGCCCTGTAGTTATTAAACGTAATGCTTTTTCTCCTGTAGGGTCTCCAAAATCATCTTTGTAGGTTACAGTTTCCCATGTTTGTGCAAATGTCACTGTGGCAAACAGTAAAGCTACTGCCATCATTAAATTTCTCATAATTGAATTTGGATTAAATTAATATTAAAGTTCTAAATATTCGTAATATTGTTCTACATTTTCTGTAGGGGTTTGACCGTAGTACATTTCTAACTTCTCTAAGCCCCACTTAACACGCTCCTCAGCCTGTTGCAGGGTCTCAGGGCTTACATCATATATGCCTAGTCTTCCATTAGATTTGTCAATAACATAGAACCTTACAGGCATCCCAAACAGTTCTTGATATATGTAAGCCTGTGTGTGATAACCATATTGTTTAAAGTTCTTCTTGAATTGTGAGAGTGACCTAGTTGTTTTAAAATCAGCCACAAACCCAAGAGTGTTATTAATCCTGTCAGCCTTACCTTTAAATTGGTAACCAAACAGTTCGCCTATCATTGGTTCTTCTACCTCAAACGGTTTCCTATGGTCTTGAAGACCCTCACGAAAGTCAGGGTTAAGTTCCACCTTACGTGCAAGACCTTCCAACTCTACAATCTCTTTCTTCAAGAGAAACATAGGTTTTGGAAAGCCATCAATAGTATGCTTTTCTACAATTTCCTTATAAGCTGTTGTGTTTCTGGTAGTTGCATCAACAACAATCATACTGTCTACATTATCAGGTTCAAGAACTCTAAGGTGTAGCCATTTACCCTTAAGGTAATCAGCATTGTCATCATACTGTATCTTACCATATAGGTCTGGGTTATTACATAGCACATTAATGTCTGAATTAGATATGAACCTACTCCCTAGTTCACCGAAATAGTTAGCATCATCACGTAGGAGTTCTATAATCTCATCATGTTCTTCCATATCTATTACTTTTTTAGTATACCTGATTTAGCGTCAGCTAATGCCTTTAGAACATCTTCTTTAACCATACTATCTGCATACTTGGGTAGGTATTTCTCTACCTGTGCAAATTTACCTTCTGCAATAGCCGTATTAAACTTTTTGGCTTCTTCTGGTGTCATAGCCTTAAGTCTCGCAGTTGCAGGCTTGGCAGGTGCTTTTGCTAAGTCCTTACCATGTGTGTTAGTGCCATCAGGGTCTTTGGTGTCATCCAATAGCAACAGGTTACCTAATGCATACTTCTTAGCATAGCTACTCGCTGCCCCTGTACGTTGTGGCATTTGCATACCCTTAGCTTGAAAGTCAATTAATGCTTGACCACTTACAGATAAACTTTCCTCTGTCTCGCAGTCCATTATAGTAGCCAATGATTGTATATATACCAATGGAGTATCCACTGCTTCAACAATAGGAATCATAGTATCATTTACTGTAAACAGTACATCATACTTAAGTTCGTAAGGCTTGATAGCTTCTAATATATCCTCTGCTGAACGGTAGTAATACTTACCAAAAGCATTGTATTGGCTTTTGTTTACTTTAATTTCTTGTTGGATTTTAGACAGTTTTTGTCTAATGTTTAACTTGTTTGCCATTTGTTATTTTTAAGGGTTAAAGAAAATCTTTTGGTGAACCAAATATATCGCCTAGTAAATCTGTATCAGGATTACCCTGTTCCATAAATTCAATTAATTCTTCGGGGTCTACAATACCAGAATCAAGGAGTCTCTCCATCTTATATCTAAGGTAACCTGCCTCTGACGCAGAGTCCATAAATAATGCTACCATTTCACCATGTGTAAAATCCTTGTAGTCATCACACATTTTCTTACTGTCTAAGATTTCATCTACAGTTAGACCTTTCTTAGATTCTACGATTGCTGCTAGTTTAGCATCAGTCTTGGCTTTATCCACACCTAAGTGTTCAGCCATATCATCTGGTATTTGAAGTTTTTTTATTTGCATAATATTTGATTTAGTGTACAAATGTACGGATTATTATTCTAATTTCCAAATCGCTTGGATTCGTTAATTATCTAATTATTTTTCTAACCAATTCTGCTGACCAATCAGCCAGTTCCTCTTTGTATTGTTCCTCGCTTTCAAAGTCTTTCTCAACATAAGGTAGAACCTTACCTATTGCTTCTGCTTTTGAAGTTGCTTCAACTACTTCCGTGTAATATGCGCTTGCTGATTCTCTACTACAGCCATCGCCTTCCCAAAATACTAAATATAATTTTTCCATGATTATGAATTTAATTTCTCCTCAATAGAGGAAATGTTATCGATTAACTCTAACCTACGTCTACGCCAATGTGTCATAAGAGAATCGTTGCGTTGTTCGTTTGCATTGTCAATCTTCTTGTTATACTTAGCCAAACGCATTTTGTCTCTAGCTATCTGTTGTGTGTCAACGGCTGCAAGCCATCCCTTCCTTTCAAACAAAGCTATCTCTGCGTTAGATGCATGCTTGTAGTAGTCAGATGTGTTAGTACGGAACAGTTCATATAGACCTGTCTTTTCTGTGTACTGTATCTTATAGCCACGCCTAAGCACAGACTTTTCAACAATCTCTGTCCTATCAGTTTCTGTATTTCGTTGCTTAACAATCATTATCTCCCTTACAGGTGACGTTTTCATAGCGTCCATCCAAATATCCATGAGAGTGGTTTGTTTGTCTAATATACGTTGCATAAAGGTATCAGTAAATACCGCTCGTGCCTCTGCCTGTGTCTTAGTCATTAGATTATTTCTTTTAACTTGATTAAAAACTCTACCAAAGGTCTCATGTTCTCTAATTTCTCACGAAACTTTTCCTCTTTGTCCTTTGGTATCTTTACGTCTTTCTCCTTTTGAGACAGGAATATATCCTTAGACTTAATAAGTCCACCACCGAATAGGTAATCCCTATCTCTAGTGTCCTTGTCCATTTCCATGCAGATGCCCCACATAATATCCACAGCAGATTTCAACTGCTCTGGTGTTAGCTTAAGGTCTGATATTTTACCATACCCTGCATAGTCATAACCTGCTTGCTCTTGTTGAGCCTTAGAGGAAATCTTCGTAAGAAGACTGTCCAGTTCCTTTTTGTCCATCTTTCCCATCGTTGTCTTTTTTATTGTCGTTAACTGCATCTGTATATTCCTTGTTGAGTTCTTCAACATATTCGTTAGTAACCCCTAGTATATTACCTATACCCATTGAGATTAGATTGATTGTGTGCTTAATAGCAGCAGCCAATCCTTCTTCAAGGTCACCTTCTAGTTCTCCATTCAATTCGCCTTGTCGTTTTACGATTTGAATCATGTTCATCAAAGCAGAGCCTGTTGAGCGCAATAGTCTCAACTTCTCTGCAAAGATTTCTTTAGGGTTTCTACCCTTTACGCTTGCAAACGCTAACCCTGTTGTAAGGGCTAAGGTTAAGCCTTTGTAATCACCTTCGGCATCACATTCGATAATCTTTATATTCTCTGTGTCCATGCCTTTATCGTCTGTATCGTACTCAATCTCTACTGAGAATCTTGCTTTTTGTCTCATCTTTCTTGTTTTTGCATTTGTTCTGCTACAGCTTTCTTGGCTATAGCTACTGGGTCAATATCTTTCCTGTGATATACATCAGGCATGAATATTACCTGCTCTTGTGGAGGTAGTATCTCTGTCAATGCCTTACCCACCTTGTTCTTACCAAACGTACCATCAGGACAGCTACCGTAACCGCTTGACCACATGCTTGTAGTCTCTAACCACTTGAACCAGAACCTTCTAAAGAAAGCAGGGTTGTAAGCAAACGCTAGGTTGTTAAGCACAAAGCGTTCATCGGTGTCCTTGATGTTT